GGACGCTGGAACAGTCTCTTTGCCCTGCCTTGTTTGGATCTCAATAGTTTTCTGTGTCATGCCAACACCTCAATCATGGAATCATCCTGTAAGGAAAAGTAAACAAAACTGAATCCAAAGTAGCAGCTGTGGAACTGCCAGAACTCACGCTGCACGCAATCAGGATTCCAGAGGATCATGAATGCACGTTTGGATGTCGCGAGATTGCAGATTGTTTTCAGGTTGGCTGCAGGATTGAATCGTTTGGAGATTGTCATATTTTCACCGTGTTTTCTTGTCCTGGTTCCGGACTGTGTTCAGGTTGGTTACTTTGCGTAGAATGTCATTTTGCCGTGTTGAGAGATTACCATACCGATATTCGCTTTGCGGTAACCGCCATTCTCAATATAGAGTAGCAATCCCTGCGATGCTAACTCATACTGTTTGGCTTTGCTCTTGATTGTTCGCATTGTGTGTTCCTTTCTGCAACTTCTCTAAGGTAATTGCACACTGTGCGGATGTCAATAACTATTTTCATCTATTCACACTTTTATTTCATGCATACCCAATTGCACCCAATGATAGCCAATTCCTGCCACACCTGAAACACTGCACACAATCCCATCCGGAACCTGCAGCGATAGCACTACGGTCCACCAGGTGCCGGCAACAGGCATTGAGATCCAATCAACTAGAACCAAAACGCATACTATGCGCAACCATGCCAGATACCTGAAATCGCGCCACATAAAAGAGACGGAGCATATAGTACGTATGGTATCGGTTGGCTTTGTGGGAACAGAGTGCTTCGCTGTTGTGTTCAATCAGACACAGCTGGAAACAGAAGTGTGTCTTTCTTACCACACTAGATAAGCACTCTGAAACACTACCCCAAACACGCAGCGAAGCACTCTGCCCTAGTGCGTCTGCCCCAACATCTAGTGTGTCACACCTGGTATCAGTGGAGATCAGTGTGGCCGGAACTGTAACCAATATGGAATCAGTCTCTTATCGCTGTAACCAGGTTGGATTCAGAGTGGGAACAGCTGATCTCTTGTGGTGGACAATCATAATAGAATCATACACATAGCATATTGACACGCTGCAGCACCACAAGACAATGGATACCTTATGGTTGCCTACCTGTGCCTATGAATGCTGCTATGTGTTGATAACAATAGGGATATGGTTGGGTTCAGGATGGGAACAGGTTGGGATTCTTATCATGATAACAGGATGAGACCACAACATATAGTGTATGGGGCATGGCTGTACCACTAGGGGTAGGGGTATGTGACTTCAGGGTGGGAACAGGTAGTCGCGACCGACTGACCAACCAAATTTTTATACCCACACATGAAAAATGTGGTAAGATGGACACATAACTGTGCCTAACCTACCACAAAGTGTGTCTAAATTGTGAATCTATGCCTGAACCCAATATACATCCAAACCTCAAGCATGTCAAGGACTTTCTCAATCTCTAAAACAGCTTCCCAAAACTGAACCCAGATTGGACCCGAATAGCCTCACTGGAACCCTGATTGGCTGCGTTCAGGTGACTCATGTGCTCATTTGTCCGAGATTAGGTATCCCAGCACCCTGAATAGCACCTAGACGCTGTGAGCTACCACATGAGCTGCTGAGTCCATCTGCTGCTTCTGGAACTCACCAACATCCACAACAACCAGTTCTTCTCTATTGCTCCCAGCAATCCACCGACTGTGAGCATCCTGGATGATGGCCATGTCTGCCTTGGTCTTCCGGAGCGGCCCCCAGCCCTGGTTCACGAATGTGATCTGGCTGGGTCCCTCGGTAGCATCAATGAAGTCTAGGCAGAAGCCGGCGAGGCTGATCTCATCTGTGGACTTGTCTTCAAACAGGATGTCGGTGATGTTTCCCATAGGAACAGTGATGCCTTGTGGGTGGATTGTGATCTCATCATGCTTCACGCATACTATGCAGGTCTTCAGCTTGCCACCCACTGTGAGCAGATGTGAACAGAAGGACACGCTCTGTGACTTATTCGCCACACCTGGAGTCCTAGGAGTTAGTGACTTGAAAATGAAGTGCAGGACCACGATCCAGACCGGTGCCCAGAGAATGTTCCAGAGAGACAGGTAGAGGGTGTAGAAGAATCCCGCTGCGCTGAGGAGCAGGATGGCTGCACCGATTACGTCTTTGCTGCTCTTGAATCCCTTCATTGATTCCCTTTCTTTCGTATGGTGCCGTAGCGCAGAAAGTGATCAAACTGCTTCCTGAGGTCCATGGTGTCATCACTCAGCATAGTTGTGCTTCCTACTCTGATGCCATAGCAGTTCTTCTGGCTTTCCGGATACTTTCTGGCGAACACCCCGAAGTAAACAGTCCTCTGCTCCTTGGTCATCTTCTTGACCTCAACAAGTGAAAGTCCGTGGAGTGCCATGGCTTTACACTACTCCCCTCTGAACCAAGATGAAAACCTTCCGATTCCTCATCTGAGCCTCTTCTATCATGTGCCTGGTCCCAGGGGAACCATTTGTGATTGCGATCAGGGCGTCTGCATACTCTGCCATCTGGGTGTTGCGTCGGAACCCAGCCTGTTTCCCAAAGGCAGCCCAGCTGGCTGGGAACAGCTTGTACGGGATACCATTCTCGATGGCCCACCTCATGCCCAGGCTGTCGACACCTCTGGCGCCACCGCAGACGACTTCTGTGATCTTGAACCCACTACGGGCGACGGCCAGAGGGACCAGGCTGTATTTCAGGATGGTTCGGGAGCCTGCGATTATGACTTTCACAGACCTTCCTCGATCTCTGCCTTCGCTGCTGGAACCAGAAATGGTCCTCCTGCCTCGACCTCCATGTTGAGCGCAAGACGGATATGGTCTTTGACCCACTTGGTGCCCGTAGCAGTCAGGTAGCCAGCATTGCTGAACCTTTGAAGCAGGATATCGGCGCGATCACACGACTCAAGAGGAACAGGCTTCAGCGCTCGGTACAGAGTCAGGAGTTTGTCGTAATCTTCTGACAACACATAATAGCCATCTGGCGAGACCCACTCTTCACCTTGGTCTGTGTCGAAGCGGTCTACCTTCTCTGGATCTAACTCGGATTCAGAAGCCATTGAAACTCCTTGCTAACGCTTTGTGAATACGCTTCCACGTAATCTTCTTTTTAGCCTTCATTCCCTTGCGGAGTGGGAACCAGGACAGATGCCATGTTCGGTACCGGCGCGCCACTACTTGGTCTCCTTCTTCAGGTACCAGTCCGCCGGCCGGATATACTCATCGAAGGTGCCAAGCTTGGGAGCAGGAGGTCCAGGCTTCAGGTTCGGGTTGATCACAACTGGGAATCCTAGAATCTTCATGCGCCCAACTTCCAGTGCTTCAGATAGGCTTCAGTGATCAACTTTGAGATCGCAACACGATCCACATATCGAGGCAGATTGGACTCAACTTCAGCGCGGAGAACCTGGAGCTCAAGCTGACAGAACAACTGCTCCACATAGGTCTGAGTGAACTCACCCTGCCTGATGCTCAGAAGTAGATCGACATCCGGACGAGGGTACGTGATGATTCCTGTCTCCAAGAACTCTAGACATTCACTCATCATCCGGATCATGTGCATGGCTGCCTTTGTGTCATATCCCTTGGAGTCATCTCGCTGCCCATGCTTGCCGGCACCCTTGAGCCCCTGCAGCCGGTGCAACTGATTCCTGCCCATACCCAAGAAGCCCTTGGCGTGGGACGAGGCGAGGAACAGATGCCGGTTTGGCAGAATGACTTCCTTCCAGACACCCTCGATGGTAGTTGGCGCGAACAGATACCCGAGAACAGTTGGGTTCCCTTTGGCAGCCAGTGTTGCCCATTTGCGTAGAGTGTAAAGCTGGTAGTCCACGTCGGCCGAAGTGTTCTTGCTGGTTTGGTCCGAAGTGCTGGTGACAAAATGCTCTTCACGGTCCAGCCCAAGTGCCATCACTGGACTCTCGATGAACACACCGTAGACATCCAGATCCATCTTGCCGGGGAGCATGGCACCGTGCAGTTGGCTCCCACCTGCGAACACATGGAGCAACTTGTCTTCATGTTTGAAGCCTCTATCAGCCAGGGCTGAGAGCAGGATGTCATTAGTTACCATTTAGTCCTCAATGAATTCTGATGTCTCAAAGTCAACATCGTCGACGTTCTCTGCACCAACCATCTCTTCAGCGAAAGCGCGCTTGCCCTCAGGTGAATTGTCGTAGCAATGTGCAAACTGGAATTCGAACTTTATAGGGTCACCAGGTTCTGTCTCCACGGCATGGCCACAGCATCCTGAATCACAGCCATAATCAGTGTGGTAGATCCTAAGCTTGCTCATCGGTTGGAAACCGGAGCAGGCCATACTACTGTGAACTGCCTTTTCGCATGGCAAATTCTGCACCGTCCAACACAGTCAGCAATTGGTCCCGAATACCTGAACCAATGATTCACAATCTTGCACAACCAGAGCAGACGGGTTCCATTTGCAATCTTGATGGTCATCACAGGCTGTTCCTCCACTGATCCCTGAAACTGCTCCCACCGAATGCGCATAATGTGCACACGCAGAACAGGAACCGTGTCACCTGAAGTGGGATGTACCAGGCCAGGTTCCAGATGATGCGAGGCAGAGGAAAGCTTCCTGTTTGCCTGTCTGATTTCCAACCCCACCACTTGAGTTTGAACTTACTCATCTTCATCTGCTTCCTTGAGGATAGTGACCTCAGAGAGTTTCAATTCGTGCCAACGCGCCCCATCAAAGTAATCCTTGAGATGCTCTTCAGCAATCTCAACGGCTTCATCGCGAGAAGCAATGTCGATTCGCCGGAAAGAGCAATTGGCGCACTTCAGTTTGAACTTCTGTACGACTTGGATTTCCATCAGACCGTCACCGCCTTCGGGTGATAACTGAACACGAAGCAAGGATAGTAATCATCATAATCCGACGTACCAATCTCCAACCAAACATGACCGTCGTCAATATCAACCAATTGGTGACCATCAATGTTGGGAGCGTTCTCGACCCGAACACGCGCGATGACAGTCTGGAAGAAGATGAGCCCCTCAGGGTCCTTGACCTCGATGCTACCCAAGCTAGAACGATAACCATCATCTTCGTCTTCCAGGGCCTCGAACACAGTGTCACCCAGCTTGAAGGAGTTGTTGTCCACTCCGTAGAAATCAAATTCTTGTCCAACCAGTTTATCTAGCATCTACTTCCCTCTCATTGAGAACAACTTATAAATCATTCCACCCAGCTTCCGTTGCCGGCCGCTCTTCGTCAGAGGAATCCCAATCTTCATTCCCAGGTTCCTCTTCATCCTAGTTATGCCTGTCAATCGCTTCAGGCTGAATCCGCCTCGGTTCATGAGTCACCATACTTTCCGCCAGCCTTCTGCATCTCTTCAACCGTCGCCCACGTGCCACCATTATTCACAGTAGTGAAAGTCTTTGGCTTCTTGGCCGGTACAGGAAGACTGTTGAACGTCCAGCACTCGGAACCATCATATTCATCGCGGTCCAGCCAGAAATCATCTCCAACTACTACAAGGTCACTTGCAATGAGTTGAGACCCATACCCTGCGTTGTAGTCAACGTCAGCGATCTTGGCAAACTCTGCCCAAGTGATGGAGAATTTACCGTCACTGGAACCGACCCAGATTACATCTTCTGAGCAGCGATCATTTGACTCCAACTGGTTCAACGTTTCCTGCAAAAGATTAGTCAATGTCTATCACCTCACTGAACCCAACACTACACACCATCAGGCAGCATGTCAAGACTTTTCTTCCTGTATAGCTCTAATGAGAAAACTTCTTTGTGAGCCAGATTGCAACCAGTGAGCCACATGTTCCGCCCAGGGTGAATCCAGCCAGACCCAAATGGCTCTTGTCACCTTCAGTTGAAATCTTCCTGATGATGAAGTAACTGTTCAGTCCGTAAGCAGTATCCGTCAGGATGATCCCAAGATAGCTGCCCTTTGATAGCACAATGATGCTGAGGCAGAAGAGAAGATACTGTGTGAACTGTACTGCGAACAGGGTGAGGAACTCGCGCCACTTAGCCATTACAGATGCACTCATCAAGGAGCTTGTCAGTGATCGTATCGTGGGACCAGAGGAGCAGTTGCTGAAATTGGTCACCAATTTCAGCAACTGTTACTGGGTGCGTGCAAATAGCCGTCATAAACCCCAATGCTGACCCATACACTTCAAGATTTGTATCGAAGAAGGTTTCCACGGGAATACCCTCCCATCCCTCTTTCAAAATGCAGTAGAGGTCATGCAGACTATGATTGCTCGGAGCCGACAGCACAATAGTAGTGATGGGTTGATAGACTAAATGACCAGTAGCTCTCGCAAGCACCATGCGCATCTTCGACACGACGTGCGCACACTGTGCAGCAATCCGTCCGCAGGGTTGAACGATCACGCCATTAGGCGTGTCAACAGTCCCGGCCACCACGACGTAGATTATTTTCTCTTCGCTCACGCTGTCTCCAATGTCATTACAAGATCATGCATCGCTGTCAACGCTTCATCCCGAGTTGAAACCTTGCCCTCAAGCTGAAGTGTCTCGATACCTTCCAGAACCTCTTTGAATCTCGGACCAGGCGTCAGACCGTAGGCAATCAAGTCCTCACCTGTTACCAACCGAGCCGGCCGCAACACAGCAGGAGGCAGATCGACCAGCATCTTTGTGCAATGCTCGTAATTCCCCAGGTTTCCTGATCCAGCAGTAGCATCCAGCCTGTGGAGTTCCAGCAGCTCACTGAAGTTGTCCTGACGCAGAAATCTCATCAGCTTGGCCTTCCGCATCAGCTTCGAGACACGGAATGTCATGTGCTGGGCAACATGGCTGACAACAACCTCGATCACCTCGTTCGGGTACTTGAGCCGGCGCAGGATGTCCTCAGCAATTGGCGCTCCTGCCTCTTCGTGCCCATGGAACGTAGGCTGCCCATCTTTGAGGGCAAACGTGGCAGGCTTCCCAATGTCATGCAGGAGAGCAGCAAGAGCCAAAGTCAGGGAGCAACCTGGTTCCAACTGTTCAAGCAACTTGAGTGTGTGGATTAGCACATTGCCTTCAGGATGGTACACAGGGTTCTGCTCACAGTGGAACAAGTTATTGAACTCAGGTAAGAAATGATGCAGCAGCCCTGAGCAGTAGAGAGCCCACAGACCATCCGCAGCCATGCCTGATGTCAGGATCTTGCTGAGCTCCATCTGAACCCGTTCTGCGCTCACCTTTGTGATCAGAGGGGAACAATCCTGAATCGCTTTGTATGTCGAATCCTCAACCCTGAACCCAAGCTGGGCAGCAAACCTGATTGCACGTAGCATCCGGAGTGGGTCCTCGATGAACCGATCACTGGGATTGCCCACAGCGCGCACGAGACCCAGCGCGAGATCCTTCTCGCCATGGAGTGGGTCCAGGATGTGACCATCTGCGTCCATGGTGATTGCATTTATCGTGAAATCTCTTCGCAATAAATCTTCCCGCAAGTTGCGCGTGAATGTTACAGTGTCTGGATGCCTAGAATCAGAATAGTTGCCGTCCGTGCGGAATGTCGCTACCTCCGCTGAGGCGCCGTCATAGTTCACTAGCACTACGCCGAATGCTGCCCCAACTTTCTTCGTGTCCGAAAACAGGTCGGCAATTTCCTGTGAATCTGCTGATGTAGCAATGTCAACATCCTTGCTCCAGCGCTGCAGCAGATGGTCACGAACGCAGCCGCCGACGAAATACGCTTTGTGTCCCGCCTGGTTCAGTTCGCGCAGAATTGATTTATGCTGTTGCATCAGTTCCCTTTCAAAAGCTACCTAACGTCTGTAGACGGGTATTCATAAAGTCGGCAGTATCATATTGTGCCCGGTAACCAAAAAACTATGCCCAAGCTTCGCGGCACCCTGGCACGAAATCTCCGAAGACTCAGGGCAGAACGTAAACTCTCGCAGGATGACTTGGCTGACCTTGCCTGTCTTCATCGCACGTACATAGGCTCAATCGAACGCGGAGAGCGCAACATTTCTATAGACAACATTGAGAAACTGGCTGTGGCATTTGGTATACCAGCCAGCATTCTTCTGGAGTAATAATTCTGCCCTTCTTCAAATATAGTAACTAGGCACCCACCTGATGTCAAGGTTTATTTTCCTGTATAGCAGTTTTGTAAATAGGATGGAAACCATCTTCTAGATCCGGGTACACACGGATCTCGACGCCGGCCAGCACATCAGTGAGCAGCGCTATGCGTGTAGGTGTGATCCTCTTGAGTTCGGCCCAGGTCTTCTCATTGCACCTGTAATAGAGGGGATAGTGTGCGCGCTGAGTTAGAGCCATCACTATCTTCTCAACATGCGCCAGCGCCTCAAACGTTATCTCAGGGTCAATCATCTCGCCGCTTCCCTTTTAGGGAACACACAATCCCATGTCGGTCCATCACACGATTGCACAGTGCGTCTGCCTTTGTGTTGTGTTCACGACGGAACCAAGTAAGTGTCGTAGGACAGACACTGCACAGCTTGTTGAATGCAGTATTAGCGGATAAGTAATAAGGGCGAAGGTCTACATCCCTCACCTGCCACCTCTGATTGATCTGCTCAACAATCAATTGGGAATCACTAAATATATTTATTTCATGTACCTTTTCTATGTCTTGCAGATGACATAGAGATATACATGCAGCTTCCAAAGCTCTATACTCAGCTTGGTTGTTTGTGCAGTGGGGCAGGAACCCAGAATGCTCATGAACACTGTCGTTTTCGTTTGTTAGCAACACAAATGCCCATGCGCCCGGACCCGGATTATCTCTGCATCCACCATCTGTCTGTACAACTATTTTTTTCACTAGGTCATCTACCTTTGTACTGTCATTGTGATTTCCACGCTTGACAAACTGAAACAATATGCTATTCTGTTGACGGAGAATAAAGGAGAAAGCCGATAGAGTAACACCCTAAGACATAACGCACACCCGAAAGAGAGGTACCAAAGATGTCCCCCGCAAATGAAAAGCCGCTCAAAAGTGCAAGCCTAGGACTTGTGCTTCAACAAAAAGTCAAGGAGATGGGGTCCAACCCGCGAAGGCTATCTGCTGAAATAGACTATGCTTATGACCATGTACGAAAGGTCTACAACGGCAGTGAGTTTCCTGGAAATACACTTCTCAAGAAACTCTGCACATACCTCAAGCTGGACTATGAGGAGATGCTTTCACTAGTGGAGGCAGACAGGGCTTTCGACAAAGGCTGGCTTGATCTGGTTCTTGAAGAAGATCCTGCTGTCACCGATCTGAAGCGCTTCTGGCCTCACCTCACCACAAATGACCGCGCTGAAATTCTTGACTTAGTAAAGACCAAAGCCGCCAGAGCTACAAGCGGTAAACGCTAGGTCCCTGTGCTACCAAATCCACCAGTGCCCCGTGCACTGTCTTCCAGGGCCATAACTTCCTCAATGCTCTCACCCGTGAACACTTCGGTTGGGAGCATTTGTGCGATACGGTCTCCTGCCTTGATCGTGAATGCTATAGCATGGCTCGTCATGATGACCTTGAGCTCACCTGTGTATCCAGCATCGATGACGCCGGCCGATACGGTGACGCCCTTAGCTGCTATTGAAGATCGATCCTTCAGCAGCAACCCAAACGTTCGTGCATCTTGATGTGACAGATGGAATGAGGCAGACACACCTGTTCTTACAAACGCGCGAACGCCTGGTTGAAGGAACACATCCTCCAAAGCGTACAGATCAAATCCAAGATCCTTTCCAGGGTGTGCAACTGTGGGCAGAATTGCCCCATCTTCAAGCCGTTTTACTTTTAGCATCTTTGTAGCTTCCTCACTTTGGTTCTCATGTACCTAACTCGTTCCTTCACCGCTGTCTCAGTGAGGCCCATTGTGCTACCGATCTGCTCATAGTCCAGTCCCTGCCGAATGTAGTTGCAAATCAGCAGGTCGTGCCCCTGAATGAAATCAGGAAGCTTTCGCATGTACTGAACAGGTTCATCCCGGTAGAGTGCAGGATTGTCGTCAATGAAGCCATCCTCTCCCTCGATCTGCAACGGAACCCGCTTTGACACTTCCTTTGTTGAACTACTTTGTGCATCAGCCCCATGTGTATAGCAAATACGATTTAACCAAGAGTAGAAAATACTACAATCCCCCTTGAATGACGGTAGCTTGCTCCACACGATTAGCACAATGTCTTGCGCAAAGTCTTCCGCTCCCTCTGCCAGGTCATCCATGTCAAACAACACCGAGGTCATCTTTCCTCTTGCGAACTCGGTGACAGCCTTAAACAGAACTCCTTCAGACCCCTCTTCCTTTGCGAGGTAGCTTGCAAATGCTTTGTCAATCTTTGCCCGATTTCTTTTATAACCAATCTCGCGCAACCTACTCACTTCTGCCACCTTTTCGAGATCATCCCATCTGACTCCATCGGAACCACCTTCACGAACTCGGCGCCTGCGCGAATGATTGCATCTTCAACTGCGTCTGATACAGCCTGACTGTGTTGCTCCGGAGACTCAACAACAAACTCGTCATAGACATAGTTGAGCAGGAGAGCCAGGTAATCCGGTTCCAACACATGCCACAGATAAGGCTTTCCGTTAGGATCAAACCCGCAGCCCATTGCGAGCATCATGAGTCGCGCACCTGTGCCCTGAATCGGCATATTTCCCGCTTCACGTTTCACAGCTGCAATCAAGTTCTGCATCATCTGTGTGATCTTGTTCTGATCACACTTGTCACCATACTTTTCATACGCAGACTTCTTCGCTTGCTCATAGGAGACCTTCCGCATGATGCGCCTGCCACCAGCTAGGTCTCGCGCCTCGCCCTTCTCATAGCCGTCGCTGCGAAGCTTCTCAAGGGTCTTCTGCGTGATCGCAAACTTTGTCTTCCAGGCATTGAGCATGACCTCAACAACGTCCTTCGACTTCCCTAGCTCGTTGGCAAAGGAGAAGGCACTCTTGTCATAAACGACGCCAAAATTGAATGCCTTGTAGTCATTGCGGACCTCTTTGTGTTTGGGGCATTCACACTTCAACTGACCCTGATAGTAATAGGCACACTGAGGGTACGTCTTGACCTTGCCATGCACCGAGAGAACTGTCTCTGCATGGAGTGCGGACTTCTGCCACAGTTCAGGACTGATCATCTCGGCCGACATTGAGTGCAGATCCTTCTTGCCGAGGAAGGCAGAGATCCAAGCGGGTTCCTTTGAATACTCTGTGAGGATGCGAAGCTCTTGGCCGGCGCAATCCTTGCACACCATGTCATGGCCCTCGCGCGACACAAACGCTTCGCGATAGCGCCCCTCTTGCGGAAGGTTGAGCATGTTTGGGTTGGTGCAGGATGGTCTGCCTGTATCTGCTCCCGACTGCTGGAACCGAGCGTGGATTCGCCCGGTATGTGGGTCAACGAATCCCTTCTTTCCCGTTCGCTCATCAACCTGGTCCAGCGTAAGAATCCACCTGTACCCATATGTGGACAGAGCCTTTTCCAAACTGCGCTTCTTGCGTATGGCCTTGATGACAGGCAAGTCCGCGTGCTTCTCCATCGCCTTGTCGTTGGACTCTTTCATGTTGACCTTGTTGAGTCCAAAGTCTCCAGCCCAGAGTGCATTAAGAAGCTGCTGGGGAGCGTTGTAGTTGATGGCAGCCTGCCCCTGCATCTTGCTGAAGTCACTCTTGGCTTTAGCATTTCCCTTTGCTCGCTCCGCTGTGTATTCCTCTTTGGCAACAGCCTTGGCTGCCTTCCGCGCTGCCTCATGTGCAGACCGTAGCTCTTTGAGTTCAGCAGTGCGAACAGGGTCCTTGCGACAAAGGCGCAGTTGGGCGCTGAGATCAATCTCCTCGGGAGACTTCTCGTCATAGGACTTCCACACTGTCTCTAGACGATCAATGGCAGCCTGGTCCCACATTTGCTTCTGCCCCACAACTGGCAGGAAGTGTTTGTCCATCTCGTCAATGGCGGCTAGCAGGTCTCGTTCGTTGTCCTCATTGATCTTCTTCCACTGCTCGGGATCAGCCAGCATCCCGTTCAGGTGCATGTCACCGAACGCGGGAATCGCATCCATGGTGATCCGAACAGACCTGTCAAGCTTCGCCTCTGCCACCTTCTTCAGTTGCGTGCTGTAGATTCCAAAGGGCAGACGAATGTCCAGCGCCATGTAGATGATTTGTTCATCAGTCAGAGGGGACGATAGATCGAATGTGGTCTGCGACTCTTTGCTAATCTGCAACTTCTGGTAACGGCGAACGAGGTCAGCGAGTCCCCAGAAGTCTTTCTGGTGGACAGGAATCAGGCCGGCCGTGAGATCTCGTTCTGCCCTGAGTGTGCACCAGAAGTTCCAGGCGCGAATGCCCAGGCACCACTTCGAGACCGTGTACTCGAACTCAAGGAAGTGGCCAATCTTCAGATGGCTATTCGATTCCAACGTGGGACGGATCACCTTGATAACAGGTTCGAGAATTGACCTGTCCTCTGCGGACATGGTATTATTTTCCCTGTATAGCCCTTGTCCCCTGATTAGCCGTTCTGGGGTTTCGGCAAATGCAAGGAGATCAATCAGGTACTGCTCATTGCGGTCCCCTATCTGCAGAGTCCGAGCTCGTCTGTTGTAGAAGGTGTCTACGCAGTTGGTTTCATAATCGAAGACGTACTTGTCAACTCGCGCATAGTATGCAGCCAGCTTGTCAAGTCCTGCCCCATCAACCACCATGATGGGATTGAGCGAAGGAACCAGAGTGTACGGGTTCAGTTTGGGAATGTCTGGATACTTGTTCTCTTCCTCTTCGGAGGCATCAAGATCAAATCCAGGATAGGAAGCAAACCGTTTCAGGTCGAGATCAAATTCGTAAACATCGAGTTTCTGCATGAGGTTCTAGTATGGAGCAAGTCCTCACGCATGTCAAGGTTTTTTATACTGCATCAAGGGAGTGTCAAATGGCAGAAGATTTCAATAACGTAAAGGTATGGATGGAAGGCAAGCTGAGGGATCGTGGGCTGAGCACCAGTCGACTGACACACCTAACTGGATACAAGATTTCCAGTGCTTCAGTCTTCCGATGGTACAACGACACATTCCGGCCGACTGAGAACAATATGCAATTGATTTGCGATACGCTCAACCGGGTACCGCTGGTGACAAACAGTGCCACTCCTAAGTTTCAGGAAGTTCCCCTAGCCGAGGGAATGGCACAATTCAGTAAGCGCCCATGGAAGAACCGTACTAAACAAACACGCTGACCGTGTATTTCTCTCCAAGTACCAACAACTGCAGCATATCGACCTGAGTGTCACCAAGTTTGAAACCCCGGTCGGCGACGGGAGGGTTACCCCAGACAGCCAGCTGGTGTGTTTCATACATTGAACAAAACTTTGACTTGAGTTGGTCTGCGAAGATTGCGTCAAGTGTCGGCGCCCCATCCAGGAGATAGGACAGATCCCCGTCAATAATCTTTAGACCACCAAACTCATCCTCCACTGTAAAGCCCAGGAAAATATGTTCATCAAAATGTGCCCGGAGGCTCTCTTTTGCAGAGGCGCATAGGGTAGTGTGAGATACGGTTGCATCACAACTACAGGAACACCGGGAGCAAAAGTGCAGACAACAGATGCGGCATTGGTTGAGATCGTCCGGAAGAAACGAGTGGCATCCAGCACAGAAAGCAGATGCTAACGTTATTGTTCTTAGAGAGTTACCTATTTGCTCTGCAATTGATGGTTTAATGGTTACACCCGAGGGAATGAATTGTGTGCAGCGAAAGTAACTAGATAGTACACTATTTAAATTCTCTGCATAGGGTTGCCCTGTGGAAAACTATTTTGCATCTATTTCACTACTACTTCACACTTGCCTCTTCAAAAAACGGTCTATGACTATAGAGGGATAAATAAGTTTGTTCCCTTCTTTGGCGACTTGAACACCAGTCGCGGATTCCTGAGACAGCCTCACAGATGCCGGAACTCTCCAGAGCGAGAAGGCGTGAGCAACCTGAAACCCAGATGATCCCAATACCCTGACGTTTACGATCAGGTCCACCAGACAAAGGTGATGAGGCAGTTTGCCGGCTTTGTACCTGCATGACGGTACCGCATCGATGAGGCTCGCTTGGAGCTCCGCAACATTCGGTCATGCGTTAAGAGGGAGTGCATTCCTACAAAGGGGAATGGCTGCGTAATGACCGGGATAGCCAAGCTTAGATGGGAATACCCATTCCGAAACCCCCTCCCTCTAATTGACAGCTAGGTCTTAACTAGGAAACAGTGTTGTTTACTTAATCTATAAACAATGATTGTAAACAACTTAGTAACATATTGTTAACTACGCGCGAGATAAAAATTTTGTAGATTTTCGCCAAGCGAGAGGCAGAAGAGGCAGAAAGTTTCTTGCATTGTCGGTGTTCCGCCCCGGCCCCGCGAACTATTTTCAAACTATTTCTTTCTAGATTCACACTTAGTTGTCAAAAAAACGGTCTATGACTATAGAGGGGTAATTAAGTTTTACCTTCCCGCGCATAGTATGCGCACCCAATAAATACAAATTTGACTTTGCGCGCTGCCATTGTGTTGGTCGGTTCACGACTCCAGGCGCGCGTTCCTATGTGAAGCCGAAATCCCCACTTCCGGGTGCAACCCTCGTTTCGTGGGTCAGTAGGGCTTTCCCGGTAGAAATCCGGCACATAGGTAAATTCCGAGAAACCCTTAGGGGATGAAGGTACAGAACGGCTTGATGGAGCTTTGAAGAGCCCTGCCGAGACAAGAAGCAACTCCCATGACACTACTCGACTGTACGAGTGGATCTCAGAGCCTTATGGTGTCTGACTAATGTGTCTTCTCGATTGACGAGACTCCCTCGGATGGGCTTCAACCCAAAGTGGAGCAAGCGGGGTTCATAGCCCTGCACCCGTTCACCTGCCATGTGTAGGAGGAATTGGACTGACGCTGCGCGCCGGTCTCAAACAGATGGGGCGTGGAAGTTTGATTACAAAGCATTGACTCCGCGCGACATGATTACTGCTCTGATGCGGATTATCCACGTAGCGCAAATCAGGAGGTTCCAATGATCAATCCATTCAAACATACAGGCAAAGTAGTATCGGATGCGTATAAGTCCGCCAATGGCAGTGACTGTTGCCCTGGTCTGTGTGTGGCAGCCACCACGGTATTTGTTCTACCTTTTGCAGTTCCCTACTCTCTGGTTAGTGCCTTCTTCAAGAAGTCTGAGTAGTGGCCCAACGCACCAAGAAGAACTGTGCAACGGCTGGCTGCCCGAATAAGAGCCTCACACGCTGGTGTGATACCTGCGCTAAGGTTCCAGCCATCGTGCGCCCCTACGACACCCTGAGGGGCAGCAGTACGGCTCGTGGATATGATTACCAGTGGAAGCGCACCAGGCTAGTGGCCCTCAGGCGGGATCATTTTCTCTGTCAGCGCTGCCTCCAGATGGAGAACCGGCCGACTCCTGCAACTGAAGTCCATCACATCATCGGTATCGACGAGGACCCAAGCCTGAGGCTGGTTGTAGAAAACCTGATGTCCGTCTGCTCACCGTGTCATAAGGTGCTAACGATTGAGGATCAGGGTGTGTTCGGAAGAGCACCAACAAATAAAGCTTAGGTGGGAACAATGGCACCAAGAACTAAAACGCTTGATGAGGCACTGCTTTCCGGTGCAGTAGCTAAGAATCCCCAGCGTTACACTGATAGACCCCCAGCCGTTCCCAAAGAACCTCTAGGTCGCGCCCCACGTCACTTGAACGCTAAGGAGCAGAAGGTTTGGCGTGAGCTCATTGCTCAGGCCCCTGCCGGATCTCTCGGAACCTGTGACACAGTGGCCATCGAGGTTGCTGTCCGGATGACGATGATGATGCGCGAAGGCAAGATGCTGAAGACCAGCGAACTTGCCAGTTACTTCAAGGTGCTTACTTCCCTTGGGATGACGCCGGCCGACCGTGGGAGAATCGCAGTAGCACCCCCACCAGAAAGTGATGACGGCCTCAGCGATCTTGACTAGGCACGAAAGGATTATCTGTGCCTCGACTTCTAAACGGCCTCACACATCCTGAGGCTGCAACTCAGTATGCGCGCGACGTTGTAGACGGCACGATAGTAGCCTGCAAATTCGTAAAGCAAGCGTGCCTACGCCACTTGAACGACCTGGTTAGATCCGAGACCACAGATTATCCGTACGTGTATGACCACAAGAAGGCGCAGAGATTCTGCACGTTCTTTGAAAAGCTTCCACATGTTGAAGGCAAGTGGGCAGCGCGTAAAGAGCTTCTGGTCATGGAGCCATGGCAGTGCTTCATTGCATGTTCCATATTTGGGTGGGTGAAGAAGTCAGATGGCTACCGCAGATTCAAGCGCGCCTACTGTTGTGTACCTCGTAAGAATGGCAAGAGCGCGTTTGCGGCTGTCATTGCTGATTTCATGTTGGTTCTCGATGGTGAGCATGGAGCGCAGGTATACTCTGGTGCCACTTCAAAGGATCAAGCATCATTCGTATTCAATCCAGCCAAGAAGATGCTGGAACAGTCCCCTGCTATCTGCAAGAAGTATGGTGTGGTAGTCAATGCAGACTCAGTAACTGTAATGAGGACAAACTCAAAGTTTGTCAGACTCATTGGCAATCCTGGTGATGGTTCCTCACCCCATGGATATATTTGTGACGAGCATCACGAGGCCGAAGACTCGCTTCAGTATGACACAATGACTTCCGGAATGGGAGCTCGTGAGCAGCCCCTTGCCTTCGTCATTACCACTGCAGGCTTTAACACGGCTGGACCTTGCTACCTACTTCAGAAAGACATGGAGAAGATACTCGAAGGTTCTATGGTTGCAGAGACTAGATTTGCAATCATCTACACCTGCGATCTTGAAGCTTATACATTCAATGGGCAGGACTTTGAGCCTGATGACTGGACTTCGGAAGCCGCGCTAATAAAGGCCAACCCCAATTGGGGAACTTCAGTCAACATTGCTGACGCCTTGGAAGAGCAGCGGGAAGCCATTATCTCCACAGAGAAGCAGAACCTCTTCAAGACTAAGAAGCTGAACATCTGGTGCTTTGCACGTAATGGTTTCTTCAATGTTGCCAAATGGATTAACTGCTTTGACAAAGAGATGAAGCGTGAAGACTTCCTGGGCAAGCCGTGCATCAAGGGTCTTGATCTAGGATCTCAGATTGATCTCACAGCCGACGTGACTGTGTTCCAGAAGATGAATGAGGCAGACAACACTCTGCACTATTACATCTTTGGTCGCTACTATGTTCCTGAAGCCACTGTTGAACTCCCCACGAATCAGCACTATCAGAAGTGGGTTCACGACGGCGCACTAATTGCTACGCCTGGTGACGAGATTGATTATCCAACTGTTCGCACGAACATTCTAGTGGATGTCGCCGAGTTTGATGTCAAGGAGTTTGCATTTGACTCGCACCAAGCAACGCTGATGAAGCAGGAGATCATTGAAGAGACTGGGATCGAAGCTGGTGTTGTTACCCAGAACGCTCAGACACTCAACATCCCCATGAAGTGGTTGCAGGCCATGATGACATCCGGCCGACTTCACCACGATGGGAACCCTGTACTCACCTGGTGTGTGTCGAACACGATCTCCAGAGAAGACCGCAACGAGAACGACTTTCCAAACAAAGAGAGACCCGAAAATAAGATTGACGGTGTGTCTGCGATGTTGTGTGCGTTCAGTCGAATTCGCGCAGTGCTTGGTGAGACTGGTGACGGAAAATTTGTTTATAACGGAATGTAGTTCCGACGAGGCTCATGCAAAACATTGTTACGGCAATAGGCGTTGCCCTGATCACTCTGGGCATCGCCTTTATTTATTGGAAGGCAGCACTTATCTTCCTCGGAATTTTCTTGGTGGTTGCAGCAGTGAAGGGTTTTGATGATCCTCCTCGGACCACACCTAACAACAGCTAGATAAGGATGGACTCCCATGCCTGAATTAATCATGAGCGGGATAGTCACGGGAGGCACTTCACATTGTCTAAATTTAGCCTAGCAAAGGTCTTCCGTAGTAACCCTTTCAATCAGGCCGGCTACCCGATGACTGAGATGAACGTAAACACGTTCCTCGCATCACTTGGCGGCACCAACCGGAGCCCGAGTGGAGAGGTAGTGAATGTAGAGACAAGTCTCCAGACATCAACAGTCTGGGCTTGCCTTAACCTCATCTCCACACAGATTGCTATCAACCCTCTGAATTTGTACCAGTACGACGCAAAGGGCAGTCGGTCACTGGCGGTTGATCACGATTATTTTGACTTGATCAACAGCAATCCGAATCCTCACCAGGACGCAATTGCATTCCGCACTGCTGTACAAGTTCATATTGATCTTACTGGCAATGGGTACATTGAGATTCAGCGAGACGGTGCTGCTCGTGTAGTTGCCCTCTGGCATCGTGCGTCGAACAGGACAAAACCTGTTCTGCAGCCAAATGGGGTTCTCTTCTACGAGACCACTGATAGTGCCGAAGGCTCTCCACGCCGCATTGAAGCCTACAACATGGTTCACATCATGGGTATGACAATGAATGGCTATATTGGCCTGGACCCCCTGTATTACTTCAAGGGTTCAATTGGTGCCAAGCTGGCTATGGATAAGTTTGCCGCACGCTTCTTTGCGAATGATGCAACTCCGTCTGGAATTCTTAGCACCGCAGCCTCAGTAAAGCCTGAAGACAAAACAAAGATGCGCGAGGACTGGCAACAGTTGCAGTCTGGGTCACAAACCCATAAGACTGCAATTCTTGATAATGGTCTTAAATATGACAAGATCAGCGCCACTCAGGATGAGTCCCAGTATCTGCAGACTAAGGTTGAAGTCTCCAAAGAGATAGCAGCCTTCTTCGGCGTGCAAGGATATGCAGTAGGTCTTCTCGATAAAGGCATCAAAGCCAACGTTGAACAGCAGGCTCAGGATCTCTACAACTATTGCTTGCGCCCGCGCATGGCTAAGTGGGAGAAGGCATTTAGCCACAAACTGTTCTCCACCAAAGGTAGAAGTGCCGGCCGATACTTCGTTGAATATGATGTGTTCAAGTTGTTGCACCCTGATGACACCAGCCTGGAGCAGACGATTACTTCTGCTACTCAGAATGGCGGTATGACCCCGAATGAGGGACGTGCGCTTCGTGGATTCAACCCAGTTGGACCTGAAGGTGATCAGCTTTACATTCAGTTGAACATGCAGACTCTTGAACAGGCTAATTCTGTGGTTCCTGTTGTTGGTCAACCTGACACTGAGCTATTGCTTGAACAAGAAGAGAACAGTTTGAGTCGCACTGGTGCAACATATCGTGGCCTGTTCAAAGATGGCGTGCAACGCGTCATGAAGGGCAATCGCGACTACAAGGCTGTCTATCGCTGCCTCTGGCCAACACTCGAATCAATCTCTAAGGCTGCCCAGATGGGTAAGAAGCTTGATGACTCCGCTGAGTGCAACAAGGCTGTTGAGAAACTGATTGAGGGCATGGAGCACCGCGCCAAGAAATGGGCAGAAGAGGACATTGAGTCTATCTGCTCCGATGAGCTACGACGGGTTGCCAAGAGCCTCATTTTCGCAGTCAACCAAGATGTAGCCAACCAAAAATCTAGGGCCGATGTGGCCCAGCTTGAAGCTGATGCAGCTGAGCAGGAGAGTGAAGATGTCGAATAAACGAGAACGTAGGTTCCTGCAAAGTGATGTAAGCGTTCAAGGTGATGGTACTCCAAAGATCACGGGTTATGCGGCCGTATTTAATCGGCGCAGTCATAATCTTGGGGATTTTGTCGAGGTCGTGGACCCGCACGCGTTCGATGCCTGCTTAGCCACCAACCCAGACATCAAGGGCCTTTATAACCATGATGAGGGCCAGGTTCTAGGGCGCACAACTTCCGGCACGATGAAAGTATCAGTGGATGCAACTGGTCTCAAGTACGAGATTGATGCTCCTGAAACCTCATATGCAAAGGATCTTCTGATCTCGATGCGCAGAGGTGACGTTGACGCTTCTAGCTTTGGTTTTTATTGCGAGAAGGACGTATGGTCTTATGACCGCGAAGCGAAAGTAAATGTTCGCACCCTGTTGCAGTGCAGTGTGTTTGACTGCAGTGTTGTGACGAATGGTGCGTATCCTGATGCTTCCAGCCAATTGCGCTCTCTTTTCCCTGATGACAAAGGCAATATACCTGAAGCCATCACAGAGAAGCTTGCTGAGCTCCGCAATGCACAGCGTAAAGAGAAGCGCGGCCGCAATGTTCTGGCTACTGTCTCTTCCACCAAATGGGCAATCCTTCCTGAGAAACTTGAAGCCATCTGTGCGTTCCTGAACGCATGGTCTGAAGGTAAGGGACCGAGCAAAGCTGAAGTTCAGGCTGGACTCATGGGCTATGACGAAGATGAGTTCGATGACCTCAACGAGGACTCACCTGTTGCTCAGATTAAGGTTTATGGCTCCATTGGTCAGAAGATGAACATGATGACTGAGTTCTCTGGTGGCTGCTCTTGCGAGAGCCTCACGAAGAGCTTCCGCGCTGCGCTGGCTGATGACTCGATCACTTCAATCGTGTTCGACATTGACTCGCCTGGTGGCACTGTCACTGGCGTCCCTGAACTCGCTGCTGAGATCCTCGCTGGACGCGGCAAGAAGCCCATCATCGCTGTTGCTAATGGAATGGCTGCTTCTGCTGCTCTCTGGATTGCTACTGCTGCTGATAAGTTCTACTGCATCCCGAGTGGTGATGTTGGATCGATTGGCGTCTATATGACGCATCAGGACGTTTCGCAAGCCATGGACAAAGCCGGTGTGAAGATGACCTTCATCAAGGCGGGCAAGTACAAGACGGATGGTAACCCCTATGAGCCAGCTTCCGCCGAGTTCCTCGCAGACGCCCAACGAGGTGTTGACGAGTTCTACGAGATGTTCGTTGCTGGTGTTGCTGCTGGTCGCAATGTATCAGCGGCTAAAGTAATGTCGGATTTCGGCCAGGGCAGAATGCTTATGGCTAAGGATGCACTTGCTGCGGGTTTGATTGATGGAATCCAGACATTGGATGAAGTTGTTGCTGGACTGAGTGCTGTAGATAGTTCGGCTAGTTCTTTTGGAGGAACGCAGATGAGCGCAGCAAAGATTTCTGAGACTGGCTGCACTTGCATGTGTCCCCAGTGTGTGGGTGGAGATCACCCCAATTGTACGGGTCCTGTTGATGGAACCTGTGACTATGACGGTGACAAGGACGCTCCGGACGACAACAACGATGGTCAGCAGGCTTCCAAGCAGGCAATCATGGATAGTGGCTGCAATTGCCCCTGTCCCGAGTGCATGGCGGGTCTTCATTCGCAGTGCACAGGTCTGGATGGCGCGTGTGATCAAGATGGTGACAGAGATGCGCCAGATGATGCCAATGACGGCCAACAGGCTTCCAAGGTAGTAAAGACCGTGATTGATACGTGTGGTTGCATGTGCCCCGAATGTATGGATGGCGACCACGATGATTGCACCGGTCAAGAAGATGGCTGCGATTGGGATGATGACGATGAAGACTTCGATGATGACGATGAGTTGGCAAAGGCTGAAGCTGAGGCCAATGCGAATACTCTAGCCAAGGTCAAAGTCATGCAGATGAGTCAGTAACCCACAACCAATAGAAACACCTAAGCCCTCCTGATCACTCGGAGGGCTTTTCAGTTTGGCAAAAAGTTAGTCCGCGAGTCGGTGCCTTTGAATAGGCAACTGCGATTTTGTCTGCGTTGAAGAAAGTCCCAGGTGGGCTTCTCTGTCCCGCGCTGCAACACCAATCTGTAACACCTAAGGAACCATATGAACATTGTTGAAATGAAGGAAAAGCGCAACCGACTCGTAGTAGAAGCCTCCAGCCTCGTCAAGGGCGACATGAACGCCGAGACGCGCGCCAAGGTTGATGCGATCTACGCTGATGCGGATGCAATCAAGGGCGACATCGAGCGCGCTGAGCGTTCTGAGGCTCTCGAAGCCGAGATGCGCAAGAGCACTCCCCCGCCTCCGACCTCGCTGGGTGATTCGGCCCAGGCTGAGTCTGCTGCGAAGGAAGTTCGCGCGGCGAAGTACAAGGAAGCTTTCTCCACCTATCTCCGCAAGGGCGAGCGTGGCGTGAATGCTGAGCAGGCAAGCATCCTCTCTGAGTACCGTACTCAGTCGGCTGCTACGCTGGGCTCTGGTGGTTACACCGTGCCAATCGATCTGGCTGACCAGATTGAAGTGGCGTTGAAATACTTCGGTGGAATGCGCGCCGTCTCCAAGAACATCAAGACCTCTGGCGGTGGAACGTTGAACTGGCCTACGAACAACGACGTGACCAACGTTGGTGCGATTCTGAGCGGTTCTGCTGCAGAGCAGGATCTGACGTTCAGCAACGTGCCGTTCGGTGCGTTCACGTACACCACGAAGCAGATCCCGGTTCAGAAAGAGCTCCTGCAGGATTCGGCGTTCAATCTGGAAGAGTTCATTCGTGAGGCGTTCGTCAACCGTATCGGCCGTATCCAGAACACTCATTTCACCGTGGGAACTGGTACCACGATGCCTAATGGTGTTGGCGTTGTCTGTCCGACTGGTGTGACTGCTGCGACCGGTGGAGCGACCTCGATCACGTATGGCAATCTTGTGGACACTCTCCACTCGGTTGATGTTGCGTATCGTTCGGGCGCGAAGTGGATGTTCAATGATCTGACCCTTGCGGCTCTCCGTAAGTTGGTTGATACGCAGAACCGCCCTCTGTTGGGTCTGGGAATCAACGGTGGCGATCCTGACACCATCTTGGGCTACCAGTATGTCATCAACAATGACGTACCGGTAATGGCTGCTTCTGCTAAGTCTGTTCTGTTCGGCGACTTCAGCAAGTATCTCATCCGTGACGTTGCTGAGTCGCTTCAGATCGTTCGTTTGGATGAGCTCGGCGCATTAAGTAACCAAGTTATTTTTGTCGGTTTTACTCGTGCTGACGGACAGCTGCTCGACGCGGGTACCCACCCGATTCAGGCGTTCGCCAACAGCGCGACTTAATTCCTAGTAACTAACACATAGTAAAGCACTTACGGGCTTACCCTCCATGCGATAGCGGACGAGGGTAAGCCGTACTTGTTTGAAGAATAAAGGCAATCACAAATGAACGGATACATCTACAAGATTACGAACACTATCAATGGCATGGTGTATGTTGGCCAAACTGTATCTCAAGTGAGATCAAGGTTTGCTTCACATAAGAGAAATGCAAAGAACCTCTCAAACAATTTCAAGATCACATTAGCAATCGCTAAGTACAAACCTGAGAACTTTACCGTAGAAACACTCGCGCAGGTTCCTCGTGAATGGCTTAATGCAGCAGAGGTTTCTTTCATAGCTGCTTGCAAGTCCAACGACCTTTTATTTGGGTACAACATAAACGCTGGTGGGAGCGGGTATGCAGAGTGGACATCAGAAAAGATTAGTAAGGCAATGGCTGGGCGAATTCCTTGGAACAAGGGAAAGCAGGGACCGCCCGCATGGAACAAAGGTCTCCCGTGGGACGAGACTACCAAAGCAAAGATGGCAGGTCCCAGAGGCCCTATCACGCAGCAGCGTCGAGAGGCTAATGCTGCTCGCAATATGTCACCCGATAAAGTTCTAGCCAGAGAAACAAAAGCTGCAAACAGACTCGCAGAACGACTGGCTAAGAAGGCTGTCAAGAGTGAGGCCGCAGTCATCGCGCGCCAAAAGAGATTAGAAGAAAAGCCCGTCTTGGAACCAAGGCAGTTTCTCCCCGGAGCAATTCCGTGGAACAAAGGTGTGCCAGCTTCCGAAGAGCACAAGCTGAAACTCAGTGAGTCCCACAAGGGAATCATTCCTTCAGCAGAGTCCAATGCCAAGCGTGCTGCTTCCCTTCGTGGTCAGAAGCGCACAGAAGCTCAGCGCAAGACGATGAGTGAGTCGGCTATAGGACGAAAGAATTCAGATGAACATAAACAGTCTTGCAGAGACGCCATCAAGGCGTTGTGGGCAGACCCTGTTTACAGAGAGAACATGCTTCAGTCTCGTCGAGATAAAGCAGCGCTGCGCAAAGCGGCATAAGGAGTTTTATGAAAGTAAAAATTGAGCAGTCCATCGCTGGACACGAGTTTGCATATGCACCAGGTGACATTGCTGATCTCGAACCTGAACTAGCTTCTGCTTGGATCGAATCAGGCGTTGCAAGTCGCATCGCGCCGACTGTTAAGACCAAAGAATTCGCAGTGCCCGCAAAAGCCGAAACCCCTGAGAAGCCTAAGACTGAGACCGTAGCCTAAGGAGGGCCACCAAGATGCCCTTTCCTCTACGCAGGACACTCGACCCGCTTGTGGAACCCGTATCCCTCGCGGCGATGAAGAATTATTTGCGTGTTGACATTGATGACGATGATGATTTTATCTCAACGCTGATTAGTGTTGCACGGGAACGCGCGGAGGACATGACAGGCAGGTGCCTGTTGGCTCAAGAGTGGACATTCTCCATGGACCGTTTCCCATGTTATTGGGGAGAAGGGCGCGGTGAGGGATTCTTTGGGCAGCATCATGAGTTCCATCAGTCGTTGTTCAGACGCAATGATCTCGCTATCACGCTGCCTCGCGGACCTGTCATCAGTGTTGAGAGCATTCAGTATGTTGACAACACGCAGACTTTACAAACACTGAACCCTGAGAGCTATGAAGTTGATTACCTGTCACAGCCAGCTAGGATCACTCCTGTTTACGCAGGAAGCTGGCCGACTGCCCTGTGGGATACCAACTCTGTAACCATCATGTTCACAGCAGGCTATCAGCAGACTGTGACAGAGATCCTGAACTTGGTTCCAGTGTACGCAGTTGGTACAACACCCCCAGTGACTGCATACTCTGCAACGCTTCAGCGTGCAAGTACGGCTATTGCACTTGTGTCTTGCTCTGACTTGACTCTTGGTGCAGCAACTAACCCAGTATCTGTGGTTCCTGTTGCTGGTGTGACATTCAGCAATGGCGTCTTGGTTCTACCTTCCACTGTGAATCCAGATGATGTTATTCAGGCTGTTTACACAGTCACCAGTATCCCTCAGAGCTTCCTGCATGCAATCAAGCTTATCTGCAGCACCTATTACGAGAATCGCGCGGAAGTCATTCAAGGTGGAGGAAACTTCAATTCTTTTCCATTGCCGTTTGGTGCAGCTTCACTCTTGAAGACCTATGAATTGTTTCCGCTTGGATACCCGAAGGGATAAACAAATATGCAAGCAGGAACCCTTCGACATCGCATCACAATTCAATCCCCTCCCCCTGCTTCAGGTGATCCGTTCGCGTCTCTGCCTTCAGGTTCTCCCCCGGCATGGATACCTGTTGTCACTATGTGGGCAAGCATTTCTCCGCTGACTAGCAAGGAAGTCTTCCAGGCAGGCCAATTGAACATGAAGGTCAGCCATAAAATCATGATCCGCTATCCAGGTGCAGCTTACACAGTGAGCGCCGGTGACCAGGTTGTGTTTGGATTCAGAGTTTTCAATCTTGCAACTGGGATCATCAATCCCGATGAGCGCAACATTGTGCTTGAACTTCTCGCCTATGAGATCACCGCTAACCAATAAAGGAGGACCTCATGGACGTGCGTTGTGAAGTTCGACTGAATGGTATCGAGGAGATGCTCAATCAGATTGGACCCAAGCTGGCAAAGTCTCATCTCCGCAAGGCAATGAAGCAGTCAATGATGCTGATCGAGGCAGATGCCAAAGCGAGAGCCCCGGTGGACACAGGCTCTCTCAGGGACTCGATCACTACTGTGACCGTGCTGAATGCTAACAAGGAGTCGGGAAGAGCCTCTGTAGGCCCAGCAATGACACCTGGATTGAAGAAGTCTGGTAATGATCCCACACAAGACCCAGGGTTCTATGGTCGCCTTGTTGAGTTCGGCGTACCAAAGAGGAACATTCAGAAGCAGCCATTTTTGCGGCCTAGTTTTGACGCGCAGGCTGAGAACGTTGTGGCCAAGTTCGCAGAGGTTCTCAAAGAGGGTCTGTTGGAGGCAGTCAAATGACTCTAACGCCGCTCATCCTTCTTGAACAAGGCTTACTGCAGTTGCTGAAAGCCGACCCTGATGTATCTGGTTTCGCTACTGTAGCAGGAATCTTCCTGAACTCAGTACCAGAGACCGCTCCTGATCCCTCTTGTTGCTTCTCAAAAATCTCCGCAACACCGGATACCACGAATGATGGTCCGTCTGGTCTGAATTTCAGGCGCTATCAGTTTGAAACATTCTCGAAAGACTACCCGACCGCTTTATTGCTTGCGGCATACATCCGCAAAGCAATCGACGGGTTCAGTGGAACTTTGCCGAATGGCAAGAGGGTATTCAACATCATCCGAGATAACGAGATTGATGGCTTTGATGATGTCACAGGTGAGAGCAGAGTGATCACTGACTACTTCATTCACTATTTGGATGCGAACACTCTTGGCTAGTATCTCGCCGTAATCTCCGCACATTTTACCCAGTAACACCAACAGCCCACCTCAAGTGGGCCATTCAAGTTTAAGGACAAAACACATGGCCGATCTCGTCAGTAAAGCATTTACAGGAAAAGGAACAGTATTCTCCATCGGCACGGCCGGTGTCACTCCTACCTACACCGGGGTTAGTGAACTAAAGACGTTCTCTTTCTCTGGAACCAAAAATGATACGGAAGATGTCACCAACAGTGACTCGGCCGGTCGCGCACGTGAGTTCCTTGTGACTCTGCTCGATAGCGGTGAAATCTCGGTATCAGGCAACTACGTTGCTTCTGATGCTGGGCAGATCGCGTTTCGCGCAGCTTTCAATTCAGGCGTCATTCTTCCTTTCAAGATTCAGCTTCCGCTTGCACCTGGTCAGACGACCCTTGGTGACTTGTTTACGTTTCTTGGTCTTGTTACTGAGAACGCACTTGATTTGCAGTTCGACAAGGCCACGTCGTTCGCGGGTAAGGTAAAAATTTCTGGTTTGATTACCTACACGGAAGGCTCTTAGAAAATAAAGGGCTATTTATCAACTACTTAGAAGGTAAATAGCCCAGTTGTTTTACCGAAACACAAAATTAGAAACACCCAAGGACATTACACCCAATGGCATCTCGCAAGTCAGTAGCAGGCATTCCCGGTAAAGACCCAACTCTTCCCAACGTCCCACTCGAACTCAATGGCAAGGTGTATCACTTGGCATTCAGTTTTAATGCGATGGCGAAGGTTGAAGAACTCACTGGTCTTAAATTGCTGAACGCAATTGAGTTCAATGACCTCAGCGTCACCCAGTATAGAGCCCTCCTGTTCTCTGCCCTGCTTACCGAGAACCCAGACATCACACTCGAAGAGGTGGGCAACTTGATCAACCTCAAGACGTTGGCGCCTATCACTGTTGCTCTCGTCCATGCGTGGACAGGAAGCCAGCCTGAGGTGGTTGCCCTAGGCAAAGATGAAAACCCTCCAGTGGAGCAGCCGGCCCAGAGTTAAGCCCTGCTGCTCATTGGTCGCTCCTGTGGTCGATGGCGAGATTTGATCTGCGCCTAAGTGATGATGAGTTCTTCTCACTTACGCCCAGGCAATTCTGGGCGCTCACCCAGAGGAAAAAAGAAGAGAACGAGCGCGCCGAACTACTAATGGGGATTCAGACCTCAGTTCTCGCCAATCACTCAATGAGTCCTCCGAAGAAGCCATACGCGCCCCATGACTTCATGCCCTCAAAGCAGAAAGAAAAGGTGCAGAAGCCGAAGCGCTTCAATAGGCAGAAGTTTGCAAACGAGATCCGAACAGTCATGAAGATGCTGCCTGCGGATAGAGTGAAGTTCATTCCCGCTGCACCCAAGACTGAAGACTAGGAGGAAGCCATGCTCGACCCAGAAAGCGGCATCGAGTATGGCTTTATCTACCGACTGACAAATACGGTCAATGGGAAGGTCTACATAGGGCAAACCCTGTACTCCGTGAAGAGGCGCTGGCAGGGCCATTGTCAAGTTGCTGGAAAGAATCCTAAGTGGAGATTATCCAAGGCAATTGTAAAGTATGGTGCGGAAGTCTTCAAAGTTGAAGCATTAGCTTACATACCAGGAACGTGGCTTAATCATGTTGAGACAGCCTGCATTGACATTTATGACTCGATGAGGAATGGCTACAACATGCGCGCCGATGGTAGCAGGATCTCGCCCGATGTTCGGAAGAGGATGAGTGAAGCGCATATTGGTAGGCCCTCTAATCGCAAAGGCAAGAAGAATGATCCAGTACAGATGGAAGCCCTTAGACAATCCAATATAGGTCGGTTAGCTTCCCCAGAGACAAAAGCAAAGATGGCTGCCTCCCAACGGGCTCGGCGTATATCTAGTCCTGAATCCTATAAGAAATCAGATGAGCAAAAGGAACGTGCGAGGGTCACCCAGACAGGAAAGAGGATGTCTGCTGAGACTTTGGTTCGCATGAGTCTTGCAAAACTAGGTAAGACGAAGAGTGAAGAGACCAAACAGAGAATGAAGGATGCCTGGAAGCTCCGCGCTCCACGTAAGCCTATAACGGATGAACAGAGACGCAACCTGAGTGTAGCCATTCAAGCAGCGTGGGATAGGCGAAGAGCCGCTAAGGAGATCGTCCAATGTCAATCCGTCTAGGCCAAATTGTTGTCGATCTTACGGCGAACACTGTGTCATTTTCGCAAGGAATGGACAAAGCATCACAGATTGCGCTCAACAGTTCTAAGAATATTCAGCGTTCTCTCAACATGGTATCCGTAAGCGCAGCCGCAATGGCTTCCTCCATTATTGGATCGTTTACGATTGCTATTGACAAAGCTCAGAACTTTGCATTCCAGATTCAGAAGTCTGCACAGCAAGTAGGCTCCAGTTCCGAGATGTTCTCCAAGCTTGCATACAATGCAAAGCTCGTCGGTACGCCGATGGAAACACTCTCGATGGCCATGATGAGAATGGCTAGAACGTCGACTGCTGCTCAGGCTGGTACCAAAGAGTCAATTGGAGCCTATGCTGCACTCGGTATCACGGTCAAGATGCTCCAAGGTCCTCTCAAGGACTCTGGTAACCTCTTCGTTGCTGTTGCCAAGGGCCTAGATAAGTATGCTGACTCCAGCGCCAAGACTGGACTGGAGCAGAAGCTCCTGGGTCGCTCTGGCGCCATGTTGGCACCTCTCCTGAAACAAGTTGCTACCGGATTTGACACAGCTTCTCAAGCAGCTACTATCTTCGGGGTAGTCGTTGGTGACAAGGCTGCTGCCCAGGCACTCCAACTGCACCAATCTCTGGAGATGCTGGAATCAATCTCAATGGGCTTTGCTCTCAGATTGCTAACAGGTGTGTCGCCTGCTCTGCAGGATGCAGCCAGTAAGATCATCAAGTTTGCAACAAGTGCCAACGGCATGAAGACAGTGGCGAACATCGCTGAAGGCATCTCGAAGACAATCTATGGTGTGGGTAATGCTTTTGTGTTTCTGGTGCAGCACGCTGGGGCAGTGAAAGCTATTCTGGAAGGTATAGTTGCCGTCAAGGTAGCCTCGTTCTTCATTCCTCTGATTGCCAGTGCTGCTACAGCAGACGGTGCCCTCGTGGGTATGGGCATGGCTGCTGTAGCAGCAGTTGGAAGAGTATCAGGCATTGGAGCAATCGCCAGGGTATTTGTACCAATCATCGCTGGAGCGTGGGGAACGACAACCGCGCTGCTCAGTCTTGCAGCCAGTGAAGGTGTTGCTGCGACCGCGTCCTATGCGTTTAGCACGGCATTCGGTTCCATCAAGGCTGCCCTGGTAGCAAACCCGATCACAGCCATTCTGGTTGGTTCGTTTGCGGTACTCGCTGGGGTCTTCCATAGCACGCTGAAGGAAGCACAGAGCCTATCTGGTGGCGCAGCACAGTCCACGGACATCTGGACAGCTGCAATCAACCAGTTGACAGACAAGTACCGGATGCTCCATCTTGCGATGGACAAGGTAACAGGCAAGCCGCTCACAATTGATGACAAGAGCGCACAGGACACGATTGCCAAGTATGGTCTACTCGGTAAGACCATGGCTCAGGCCACGGCTGATGCAGCAAAGGATCGTCAGGCTGCACAATCAAAGTCACAAGCAGATGCTCCAAAGCTTCCTGATACCAGGCCTGATGCCCCAGTTGTTCCCAAGGCTGCTTCCGATAAGACAGACCACCTAAAGTTGAAGATGCTTGAACTGGCTGAAGCGGCTAAAGCTGCTCACCAGACGCTGGCTGATGCCGGCAAGGGTGTGGACTTCGAGCGCGCCGGGGACATCACCAAAGAGTACACGAAGGTCATTGCTGAACTCGACCCACAACTCAAGAAGCTGAACGCAACACAGCGTGCAGCGGCCGAGGCTGCGATCAAGGCGAGTGTCACGACCATTGTCAATGATAACTCTCAGGCAAAGTACAAAGATGAACTCGACAAATCCACTGATTCCCTTCTGGGACAGGCTGCTGCACAGCGGATACTCACTGATGCCATTGGCAAGGGTGCTGCTGCTGTTCGCGCTGCACAAATGGCAGCTGCAGCCGCGCAGAGGGATCAGGGTAAGAGCAAGGACTGGGCAGCCGCTAATTCTGGATTGCTCAAGACGAACGATGATGCCACGCAGGCTGTCAAGGATCAGTCGAATGATACCACTGACAAGACAAACCTGCTAGGAATCACGCGTCAGATTGATGCTCAGAAATTGCTCAATGCGGCAATCATGCAGGGCAAGGAAGCAAGAGAACAAGCTGCTCAGACCAACGAGGAGCAGTCTCTCCGCAATGCCTACGCTGATCGCGGTGATAAGGACAAAGATGGTTCCCTTGAGTCGCAGCTTGCGATGAACAAGGAACTATTCAACATCAAGAAGCAAGAGGCTGCTCTGGAGAGCGCCCGTGCGATGAATCCTGCTGCAGTTTATCAGGAAGAAGCAATGGCGCTGGAACGTGTCGCTAAGGCCGCGCGTGATGCTGGGCAGGCTGTTGACACTATGCAGCTTGCTGCTGCCAGCAAACGAAGCTGGGATGAATATCTGTCATCTGTTGATAGAGTGAATCTGGCTGTTGGTAATCTTGGTGACGGTGTTGGTACCTTCTTCCGGCAGATGGCAAGAGAGACTGAATCGGCTGCTCAGCAGATACACGATGTGCTCTCTAAGGCTTTCGATTCGATCAATGATGTGCTTGTGAGAATGTTGGACGGGCAAAAGAACAGTTTTGCTCAATTCTTCCGTTCTATCTCGCAGCAGTTAGCCAAGATTGCACTTCAGAAGACTGAGGCTGCAGTTGCTGGCTCTATTACCAAGGCTATAGGCAGTGGAGACCACACGAAGCCCACAGGCCCAGCCAGTGGCATTATGGCTGCGCTGACAGGTGGTAACAAGCAGGGTCCAAACCCGCTCATCGCATTACAGAAGACCGCTAACGATTACCTGAAGATGATTGCAGAGAAGATGACTGCTGCGACGGGTACCGGAACTGGAACGACAGCTGGTGCCGTAGCTCCCCCAGCGGGTGCTGTAGGTGCTGGTCTGGGAGCCATAACAGGTGGTCTGAGTACGTCAAGCAATTCAGCAGTGGGTACAACGGCATCTGCTGTGCGAGGGTTCCTTCCTCTACTCAGCCTGATCCCAGGCATGCCAACAGGTCTGTTTGGTGGTCACTTCGCCACTGGTGGTGATGTAACGGCCGGCATGTCATATGACGTGGGCGAGATGGGACGTGAGACGTTCACTCCTTCTGTGAATGGACGAATCACTCCTAACAGCAAGTTGGGCGGTGGTCACACGATCAACATTGATGCTCGTGGTGCAAATGATCCAGCGCAGGTTAACGCAGCTGTGCACCGTGCCATGGCTCAGTATGGACCGCTGCTGGTCAAGGCAAGTGCAACAAGCCAGCATGATCGGCAACGAAGAATGCCGAGTGGTAGTAGGTAAACAAAAGACCCACCGTGACTATACCGGTGGGCACGCATTGGAGACATAAATGAAGAAGCTGATGACACTGCTGTTTGCAGTCGTGATGTTGTTTGGTGCACAGTATGCGCGCGCAACAGGACCCGCTGGGACACTCAATGTCGTGGCTTACAACGTCCTGGATTCAACGGGGACTCCGCTCGTTAGTGGTACTGTGTACTTCGCGCCAGTGGATGGCAGTGGTAACCCTTTGTCATACAGGCTGGGCAGCTTGGGGCAGGCAATAAGTTCTCCGGTCTCGGCGCCAATTGTCAATGGAGCTTTTTCACTCAATCTTCCTAACGTATCGCTCACAAACCCTGTGAACGTTTGCTTCAACACGACAATCATCAATAATAGCAATGGGCAGAGTGTGCTGGGCGGAGGATATACTTGTGTCCAACCAAATCCCTCATTGGGGTGGTGCAATACAACGACTTGCGACTTTGATAACTATCCCCCAAACGAAGCGGGTATTGGGATCGTCTACCCTGCTACTGTTTCAATTGGCACTGTGACGACAGGAACGCCTGGGTCTTCGGCGTCTGCAACAATGAGTGGTACACCTTCAGCAGCTGTCTTGAATCTCACGTTGCCTCAGGGCATTCAAGGACCGATAGGCGCTCCTACCAGTGGCGTCAATTTGTCTACAACTTCTTTGCAGATGATGCTTGGCCCTTTGAATAGTGCCGGGTTCAATGGTCTTGTAAATGCTGCTGTGCTGACAGGTTCAGACATCGGTGCAAAGATCAATAGCTTCGGCCCAACCGGAACACTATGGATTCCCGAAGGCACTTATAGCTTTTCCACGCCTATCTCCATCACACTCACCAACACGAATAATTTGCATATCATCTGTGCCTCACACAACACTATCCTGAATTACACGGGAACGGGTGACGCAGTATATGTAAATGGGCAATTAGCCAATGGACAGTTTCACATGGAGAACTGCCAGCTTAACGGTAACTCCGGTGCAACAAACGGTGTCCACTTATTTGACACAGCAAATGCAAGATTAACAAACATGGTGGTTTCAGGATTCACTCTTGGTTCTGGTATATATGGCCAGGGATCTCTGCTGGGTATGTTTATTGGCAATGGAGTGACGAGCAACAAGTATGGTGTGCGGTTGCAACCCGATACCACTAACAATTATGCAGCCAACCGCAATAGTGTTATAGGGGGCTCGCTTGGGTACAACACATCCTTTAATTTTTGGGATGAGGGAAACTCCAGCAACTATGGTGGGGATAGCAGTAATGTCTTGGATGGTGTAACGCTAGAAGAGAACGCTAATGTTGTTCAGTTCCTGGTTGAAGGTACATGGAACGATGCTATCGTAAATAGCTATATTGAAAACAATTTTGGCACATCTACATCCAGTTTACCCACCGGAATTGTAGGCAACATTGCGAGCAGTGGGTACGGGTCCAATGCAACATACACGGCAGTTGATTTTTCGTTCTCCAATAATTATGTAACTTCAGTATTAGCCGGGTCAGGGTTTGTCACTGAGACTTTACTTGCGGAGAACACAACTGCATTAACTGTGACAACTATATCTGACACGGGATCTCCTAGTTACTTTGTAAACTTCAACGCTAGCGGTACTAATTCCTATACATCAATTGGAGTTTCTGAGGACAGTTGGAAAACTGCACCCTACTTGAATTTACCGACAGATGCGATAGCTTGGACGTTTCAGCAGACACCAGGGTCTTCAGGGTTTACAGGGTCACCAACAGGATTGATTCTGGGTAGCTTGACAACGACAAAGACGGTCTCAAATGCCCTCATCCAGAATGGTGCAGCGCCTACAGTGGGTAGTGGTCAGATTTCTATTGGTGCTACTACAAATGGGGCCGCAGCATGTGGTTCTATTGTTGGAGCGGCCGGTTGCATTGTTTTCAATCTAGGTGGGGTAACTCACTATTTCCCTTACTGGTAGTAGCTGTTCTTAGCCTGATCAATCAAAGCCCACTGTGAGTATCCCGGTGGGCTTTTTGTTTTAACCACCGCTTATCGCGGAAAAGGGGATCGCCATCACATACCAACCTATGACCATTCCGGACTTCACAGCGGTCACTGTGTTCAACGGCTGGAACGTGATGCCGATGCCTCTCTATCCCGGCTTCAGAGATGTTGAGTTCACAGTCAATGACACGGTGGCGCAGGTTGCCAACCCATTCACGCAGCAGAGTCAGTTTCAATCATGGCCCGGTGGTGACTTTTGGGCTGGAACACTCACACTTCCCAAGATGAATCGTGCCTCGGCCGCTCAGTGGATTGCATTCCTGATGGCAGCACGAGGCTCAGCTAATTGCTTCCTGGTGGGTGACCCTTCCATGAAGAACCCACAGGGATCTCCCACAGGCTCCATGGTGGCCAACACGACTGGCTCTAACAACGCAGCCATGACTACTTCCCTGTTCGTCTCTGGCCTCGTAGCGCTATCCACTCGCAACCTCCTGCCTGGAGATCAGATTCAGGTTGGTAACAGGCTGCACACATGTTTGAACACGGTGAACGCTGATGCAAGTGGTAATGCCAACATCGGAATTTGGCCAAGCCTCAGAGAGATTCCAACTAATGGAGAGGCCATTATCACCAACCATCCAAAGGGACTCTTCAGATTGGCGACTAACGCGCGCACATGGAGTGTAGATGAGACTCGTCTGTTCGGGTTGAGCTTCAAGATTGTAGAGGCCAAATAGCATGTCACGACAACTGGACCCCTCTCTAGCTTCTGCGCTGTCTGATGGCATCATCTATCCCATCGTTCTTGTGATGCTGACCTTCGCATCAAGTACGAAGTATGTGTGGAGCGGCGTAGGCAATTTTGTCTATAACGGCAACACCTATCTGGGTGTTGGATCTCTGGGCAGCATCAGCACGATTAGTGAAGGCTCCGAAGTGCAGGCAGATGGAATCAACCTGAAGCTATCAGGTATCGATCCTGTCTTCATGGGCGAGTGCATGGCTGACATTCAGCTGGGTGCACCTGCAAAGGTGTGGTTTGCCCTCGTGAGTGAAGGTGCCATTATTGGCTCCCCATATCTCATCTTCAGTGGCAACGTAGACCAGCCAAAGTTCAACACTTCTGCTGATGAGTGCTCGATAACTCTTTCACTAGAGAACGAGTTGGTGAACCTTCAGAGAGCTAGTCAGCGCAGGTATACGAGTGCTGACCAAAGAAATTTTTATCCCAACGACACTGCATTCGGTTGGGTAGAACAGCTAAATGACCAGGCGCTTGTCTGGGGAACCTAGAGGAGACATCGTGGCATTAGTACGCAAAGATCATTGGGCCACGCGCTCCTATCATCAGTTCCTTATAGACAACAAAGACAAGACATTCGAGTGGGGGTCCTGGGACTGCACAACATTCTGCGCCAATGCAATTGAGGCTATGACAGGTGTCGACATCGCTGATGAAGTTCGTGGAAAGTACACAACCGCTATTGGTGCCATGAAGCTAATCAAGTCACTTACTGGTGGAACTACTGTTGCTGATGCGGTTGCATACTGTGCGCAAAAGCATGGCCTTCCAGAACTTGAGAAGCCCAAGTTTGCAAAGCGTGGGGACGTGGTTGTCATCAAGAATGGTGATGACTTGATTGCAGGCATGGTGCACCTCAATGGCAGGCATGTGATCTGTGTATCTGAGACGGGACTTGTTCGTCTATCGATTGAAAACGTACAGAGAGCATGGAGTGTATAGGCTATGAGCAAGGCACTTATGTCCGCTGCAATTGGCGCTGCGCTCATCGCAGGCGCAGCGGCTATCTTCATTGCTACGGGTGGCGTAGCAGCTGTCGCCGCCATCGGACTAGAAGCCACCCTCGGAGCAACATCATCAGTAGTTGTCGGATTGGCTGTAGCTGGCATCTCGATGGAAGCAGCGTCGATTGCCAATGCTCTGACCACCAATCGTGGTATGAATATCACCACGAGAGCAGCAGCAAGTTACAGACAAGTCATCTATGGGCAGCAGCGTGTTGGAGGCGTGACTATTTACCGCAGCACAACCGGCTCCCATAAAGATCAGTACAATTATGTCATTGTTATAGCAGGGCATGAGATTGATAGCATTCAGAACCTATACCTGGATGGAAGACAAGTCTACTGGGATACGTCTTCGGTTGGTAACAGCACTCGCAACGGTGTGAACTTTGGCGGTAATGCTGATAGTAATAACCACGAGGGACCCAACGGAGTTCAATACAACTTCGGTTCTGGTAACGGTTATGCTGCTCAGGTCTTCTGTGACGCCTATTATGGCGACCAGGCTCCTAACACTGTTGACGGCCACCTCACAGCGAATGACCCTGTATGGGCACCGGATGGTGCTGGTGGGTATCCCTGGGTCGCAGGCTGTGCCTATGTATACCTCAAGGTAGAGTCAAACGCCACCGAGTTCCCTGGTGAGCCTGAGATCAGATTCACGGTCAACGGTAAGAACAACATTCTTGATCCCCGCGAGCCGGCTGTTGATGGAATTCCCTACACTGGATTCACCTCTAACTGGGCGCTGATAGCAGCAGACATCATCACTGATCCCATCTTTGGTCTCGGTGATCCTACAGTAAATCAGGCTCAACTGATCGCAGCTGCAAATGTCTGCGATGAGCAGGTAGATATTGCTATCGGTGGTACAGAAGCCCGATACCATATTGGACACCACTACGACACCTCAACGTCCCCAGGCGATGCCCTGAACTCAATCATGGCCTCGGCCGCTGGGCGCATTAGCCGTATTGGTGGTGAGTGGTACTTGTGGCCGGCTTATTGGCAGGGACCATCCTTCAGTTTCTCTGATACCAACTTCACGGGCGCTGTTGAGTGGAAGCCATATCGTAGCTATCGGGATCTCATCAATCGGGTGAACGGTACTTACACCGCTCCCAACTTCCCCTGGAATGTCACAGGCAATCTCTATGATGCCAATGGCTTCTACAACGGGTTCACGCAGAATAACTTCGCGTTTGCCTTCCAGCCAACAAATTATCCCCAGTATGCGGCCGACGTGCTCCATGGGTACGCTTCGGATCAGTACCTGATAGCAGATGGCGGTAAACAGCTTCCACTTGAACTCACGCTGAACCCAGTGCTGTCAGTATCACAGGCGCAGAGAATTGCGAAAATCGCGCTACTGAGAAATAGGCAGCAGGGTATGGGAACCTTCCATCTCAATCTTGCTTGTTGGCAGATGCAGCCTGTTGACGTGTTCCTGTTTGATTACGCTAACTACGGCTGGACGAGCAAGGTGCTTGAAGTTGGTTCTGTCAAATTCTCCATTTCTTCTGGATCAGATGAGTCGGCGCCCAGTGTGCGCGCCGAGTTTGAGGTTCACGAGACCGCCGAAACGGTTTATGAGTGGAGCACGGTTGAAGAGCTAACTGTCTATGACGTTGGTGCTACACCGACTCAGTATTCGGGCATTGTTGCACCGCCAACATCGCTCACAGCCGTGTCCTCAGCAGCAACCGCTCTTGTATCTCCAGATGGCAAGACAGTAACGCCTCGCATTGAGGTCACCTGGGATACCCCGCTGGACACATATGTTTCGCAGATTCAGATTCAGTATCAGGTGGCTGAGACTACAGCTTGGCTGGATGGTGGCATCGTGTCCGTGGAGGCAAATCTCGCGTACATTGCCAACATCGTTGCTGGTCAACAGTACAACATTCAGATAGCTTCAGTCCGCGCCAATGGCAACACTTCAGCGTGGGTTGGTCCTGTGACAATCACTGCTGGCTTGGTTCTCTCAATTGAGACGGTAGCTGGCCTTGATCCTGGGTCTCTGGTTGGAGATGCTTATGATACGGGCTACGGAGCAGTAACCTGCAACCCGTTCACAGCACTGATTGGTCAAGTGTCTCTGCCAATCCTTCCTGGAGGCGCAGTCACTGTTTCCGTTGATGGAACAAGTGGACTCGCACCGCTAACACCTGTGTCGCAGCAGACCCTGTACTACGTGTACTACATTGACCTAACGTCGTCCGGTGGAAACATCACGCCAATCGTGACCACGAATCCAGTCGACTTCCTTGGAAAGCTTGGGTACTGGCTGATTGGAACAGTGACCACTCCCTATGCTGCTGTTACAGGTAGCGGTCCTGGTGGCAGCACTCCTGGGTCTTTGTATCAACCTTCAACCTCTACGAGTGTAGGAACCAGAACACCAACAAATCCCTCATGGGCATATGACGGTAACACGTCTACTTCTGCAGGGGTTGGTAGTAGTGCTACCAGTATTTATCGTCTTGGTTCTACAACTTCATCTTCATCATATGGGAATGTCACCTGGGGTGTATTCCCTAGCTATGTTGCTCCATCAGGGGGAATGACGCTATCGATAAACCTGTCCTCAGTGGCGTCAGCAACTAACAACCCATTTGGTGCATGGACGTTGACAGCGGTTATCAATGGTGTTTCCTCAACGATAGCCTCTGGTACCAACACAACGCAACAGATATTTACGGCCGCAATCGCTGCTGGAGTGAATCTCAACACAATCTCAGTGACGTTGAATGTCGCGCCCGGTACTCCAGTTGCAAGCTCTGGAACAACAGTCGCAAGTGCGTCAACGAATGTATCTGTGTTCGAGATATATGCACAGTAACCAGTAGTCCGCAAAGAGGAATTGATGAACTATCTTCAGATAATCCAATATCTCTACCCTTCATCTGTCCAGGGTGCGGACTACTACTTCTCTCTCATGCTTGATGGTGTCACTCCGATTCTCACGAATTGGAACACCACCAAGCTGGGAGTGCAGCCAACTGCTGCCACCCTGCAAGCAGCTTGGGCCGCAACGCAACTAAACTTGGCTCAGCAGCAGCAGCTTTTACTGTTGCAGTCCTGTGCAGCGGCAGCAATTACAAGCGGGTTCACATCCTCTGCGTTAGGCAGTCCGCACACATATCCATCACAGACAACAGATCAGTTGAACTTGACTGCTTCAATAGTGGCTTCGATGATCCCAGCTGTAGAGACTGGCTATACCACTCTCTTCTACTGCGCTATCGGCAGCCCTCTCGTGTGGTCATTCACTTCACACACAGCAGCACAGATTCAGCAGGTTGGCATCGACGCCAAAGCGTGGATTCAATCTCAGCAAGCAATACATGCAACACTCGCTGCCCAAGTAGCAGCAGCAACCACAGTCGCGACCGTCCAAGCAATTGTTTGGCAGTAGTAGTTCAGGCCCTCTAACACAGCAATGCAGTCTGTTACTGCGTGGGGAGAAACCATGTCATGGTCCCAGTAGATGTAGTTTTAGGAATAGCAGCCGCACTTGGTGGTATAGGAACATTCGTATTTGGTGGGGGTATGTTTCGCCAGATGTTTTCCCATAGCAACAAGATGGCAATTCAGTCGCACCGACAAGATCAGACTGAAGTGTTAGTCAAAGATAACAACAACTCCATTATCTCTCTTCAGATGACTGTGGCTTTGCAGAACCAAAACATGGAAGGCTTCCAGCGCCAGTTAATCAAGCTAGACCTTATTCCAGACATTAGCGCAAAGCTGAACAGTTTTGGCCAAGTCATGGATGATGTCAAAGACCAACTCAGAGAGCTTCGCGAAGATCGCATTAGAGACAGAGAGTAAGAGACAACACCGGAGATCCACATAATGAGTTCTAACACTCGGACGGACCTCGCAACTCGCGAGTCCGTCATGGCAGAGGTGCGCGCCGGCATAAGCAACAGGCAGGTTGCCAGCAATCATGGAATTGATGAAGCAACCGTTCGTAGGATTCGCGCAGCATCTTTGCCGAAGCCTACCACGAATGTTGAGTACCTTGACAAGAAGATTGGTGGGTTCAACTGGCGTGATGCAATCGCTCCTATCCAGGAGATGCAGAAGCTCCACCGTGAAGCCTCTTGGTCCCAGCAGACTGCGACAATTCGTGTTGGCACTGGCCCTGGTCCCATTGGCATCCTTGTTTGGGGTGATCAGCATGTCGGCGCCAGAGGCACTGAGTATGACACGTTTGTCCAACTGACCGATCTCTTGCTTGAGACTCCAAACTTGTACGCGATGCTAACGGGTGATGTTGCAGAGTGGGCAGTCAAGCTTCGAGGTGTTGCTGAAGTCTGCGCACAACTCCTTGATCCTTCTCTCCAGCTTCAGTTCATTGAGTCGTGGTTTGACGAGATCAAGCACAAGGTCATTGCCAGTACCTGGGGCAATCACACTGATGACAGATCAGAAGCCGGAATCGGTGTATGTCCTCTCAAAAACATTATTGCCAAGCACGTTCCTTATTTCAGTGGCATCGGCCACATGGAATTGCTGGTTGGAGAGCAGTCATACAAGATTGCGTGCTCCCACAAGTTCTCTGGTGTGACAGCCCTTGACTCTACGGCGGGTGCGAAGAAATATCTAAGAATGGAAGCCCCAAGCTTTGATGCTGCCATTCAAGGGGACTGTCATCGTGCTGGTGTCTCGATGTACAACGAAGGACCCAGCCACCGTATTGCTATTACCAATGGTACACACCATCTGCACAGCGGCTTCGCTGCACGTTATTTCTCTATCGCTACGAGTGACTGTATGCCTGTTCTAGCGTTGTGGCCAGATACGAAGCGCATGGTTGGCTTCTTCAATGTGGATCAGTTCACAGCAACGATAGGTGGTAAGAGTGTCTAAGTCATTAGTGATTGGGTTTAGTGGTTTGGCCCGGTCGGGAAAAGACTCTTGTGTTGATCACTTGGTCAGCAAATATAAGAGCAGCAAAATTCTAAAGACCTCATTTGCGAAAAAATTACGCAGTGAAGTTCACAAAGCTATGCACGCGGTAATGGAAGAGCAAACCTGCTCCGAGCGTGAAGGTCTTAGAGTGCTCTGTGAGCGTGAAGGTGTTGAGTATGAACCCTTCGCTTGCAGAGACACGATGGACCCTTTTGGCAAGCAACGTTATCTCCTTCAAGCCTGGGGAATGAAGCGAAGAAATGAACATGCTGATTATTGGGTTGAGAAAGTAGAAGAAGAGATTGCTTCTAGGCAGCCTGATTTCGTGCTCATTTCTGATCTCCGTTTCGAGAACGAGGCTGCCTACATAGCCAGCGTTGAAGGAAAGACTGTAAGGGTAAATCGTCCCAATAGTGGGCTTACTGGACAGGCAGCAACTCATGTGTCCGAGCACGCGCTTGCACACTATGCATTTGATTACGAGATTGCTAACACGGGCACAATCAAGCATCTTCACCAGCGAGTGGAGCAGGTGTTCGGGGCAATTCAGCAAACGAGGTTCAAATGGTAATAGAGACAGCCCTAGCCGCCTTGGTTGGCGTCTTCGCTGCACAGTCCCTGAACGCAGCAGTGTCTGCAATGTCCAAGCCGAAGCGGGACGACGGAGCTTATGCCTACTGGTTTAAGTTTTTGCATGCCGAGGCATCCATAGTTACTTCTCTGATCGAGAAGAAGGTAGATGGACTTGATGTGCAGACAAACACGTTCGTAAAAACTGAGACCGCGATTACACCGGCCTCCTCAACAGACCCAAAAAGCTAACAAGGAGTAACACTATGAGTTTGATCACTGATTTGAAGTCGTTCGCATCGAAGGTAGAAGTTGCTTTCAAGAAGCTCTTCGGTGATGCGCCCGAGTGGATCACTATTGCACAGGGTGTGCTCACCTACCTGGGACCGGTCGTTGTCACGATCCTGACCATTGGTGGTGGCGTGGCTCTGGGCACGGAAGCGAACACCATCATCGCTGGTATCAAGTCCGATCTGGCTACTGCCATGGCAACTGTGACTACGGTCAACGCTGCTTCCAGCCTGCCTGCATTGCTGACTGGTATTCAGGCTCAGTTGCCTGCGCTCTTGGCTGCGGTCAAGGTCAGCAACCCGACGAAGGCTGCTGAGATCGAGAACTACACGAGCATCATCTCGACGGAGCTCACGGCTGTTGTCAATGCCATTCCTTCTGTTGCCTAAGAACTATCCAAGTAATTCCTCAGGGGCGCGCTAGTACAGGCGCCCCGACATTTTGTAACAGATAAGGACCCTCATGAACCGTTTGTTTAAAGCAGTTCTCGCCCTCGTGTGTCTGTTTGGCCTGGGCCAAATGGCGAGTGCGCAGACCACCACCGTCACGGCTGCACATTTGAAAATGGGTGGCTACCTTATTTCTACAGGACAGGTTGACATTACACCTGTTAATTTGCAGGGTGTTCCCATTGCTTTCGCTGATGCCACTGGTGCCCAGAACGGACCCACGGCGTATTCTTGCCAAGTTGTAGCCGGCGTGATCACTGGCGCCATCGGTGAAACCGGAACTGTTAGCGGAACCTGCGTCGTACCCGATGCGTCCCTCACGACTCCTGCCAACATCCTGTACCAGATTCAGGTTCTGGATCAGTCCACTGGGCAGCGCACCTCTGGCTTGGCTTACACCATGCAGGCTGTTGTAGGTGTCACAGGCTCTACCTGGGCTCTGGATCACTATGGTCCCCCGGCTCAGACTTCTGCTGTAAGCTCGCTTCAGGCTACTCAGGGCTCTACCTTGCCCACGTCCTGCGTCTCGCCCTCGGTGTTTACCTACTACAACACAGGTGGTTCATTTCTTGGCTTCTATACCTGCGTGGGTGGCGTTGAAGTTGCCATCACTACAGGCAGCACAGGTCCAACTGGTCCTGCTGGACCTACAGGTCCCGCTGGTACGGCTGGTGCAACGGGTCCCACGGGAGCAACAGGTCCAACTGGCCCAACTGGATCAACGGGTGCCACTGGTCCTACAGGCTCAACCGGCTCCGCTGGCGCTGCTGCCACCATCGCTGTTGGCACTGTGACCGCGCTGTCTCCTGGTGCAACGCCTACCGTTGTCAATGCAGGCACATCGAGTGCGGCCACTTTCAACTTTGGTATCCCTAGCACTTCTAGCTTGACTCTGGCCAACATTGGGGCAGGGGCAGCAGGCGCTGGTCTGTTTGACTTCTCCGCTGCGACCGCGCTGAAGGTTCCTATTCATGCAGGTGCAACAGCTGCCGCTGCTGGTGAGTTGATCTATGACTCGACCAACGGCAACCTACACACGAATGTTGTTGGCACTGATTTGATCCTTGCTGGATTCCCTTCTGCGTCCCTGCCTACAACCGGCCATTGCGCTCAGTTCACTGAAATTGGCGCCTGGTGGGAGATCACGGATGCTGGGGCGGCTTGCGGTAGTGGCTCTGGTGGTGCGCCCTATCCGTCTGGTTCTGGTATTCCAGTTGTCGCTGGTGGTGCATCGTGGGGAACCACCGTAGCTGCCCCCGCTGGAGCCATCGTTGGTACCACTGATACCCAGATGCTGACCAACAAGACGGTCGATGGTGTAACTCCTGCGACCTTGGCGTTCATGGATGCCACGAGCAGCGTTCAGACTCAATTGAATGCGCGCACGTCTAGCACAAAGGCTAAGTATGTATCTACCGTCACCGGTGTAACATCATACCCGTACACAAATTGTGCACCTGGAGCTTCAGCAACTGGGTTGACAGACAGTTGGTCTGTGATAAACGCTTATGCTGCCACTGCTGGCCAGCGATTGGAGTTTGACGGCTGTTTTGCGTTGAGCCAAGCACTAACTCCCAACTCTTCCACCACCCTCCATGGCGCATTTGGTGGCGCGGGCGTCATTATGCTCACGGGTGCCAACACTCCAGCCATCCAGAACCTCCATCAGGCCGGACCCACCACCGCCAGCGGCACGGGAGGGTATGCCGTTTCTAACATCACGGACACCAACATCAGCGTGTCTGACATGATGATCAACTGCAACTCAACGCAATCCGTCACCGGCAGCGGCAACGGCCAGAGCGTAGCACACACTACCAACAGTTCAAACGTGTGGATCTTCTGTGAACAGTACCTTGGCGTTAGCGGTCTGTTCCACGATCACAACTACGTCTACGACGCAGGCACATATAGTGTCATGTACTCCAACGTGGAGCATGCTTGGTTTGGTCATGACCAATTGATCCAACCCACACCGTTGGTGCTGAAAAAGAACACGGACGGACTGCATTGCACCGGGCCATGCACGGACATTCACATCAGTGATGAGCGGATTCTAGCTGGCGACGACGCTATGGCCATCAACTGTAATGACGGCAACCAAACAGACCCCGGAGCCTACCCGACCGGCTTCAAGTTCGGCCCGTGCCTGGGCTTCTATATCAACAACGTCAACATAGACGGTAGCTTGTCCGGCCCGCTCATCTATAGCAGCACTGAGCTAGCAGACGACATCCACATGAATAACATCGGCGGGACAGTCCTCGGTAACGGTCTAGAGATTGCACCGTTCACCACCGGCCCGGGTAACGTTGGCAGTGTCTATATCAGCGGCTACAGTTCGCAGTCCAACGGTTCACAGAACCCTTGGTCGCAACCGTATCCCTTCCTCATCACGGCCAACTACAAGCTTATCGAGCTTGGCATCCAGTACAAGAACCCCGCAGCCGCCGTTGCGACGTGGCCGATTCTTACCCATAACGTCGCGACCCCGGGCATCCTGTCGTTGCGGAACTGGGACGTGAACACCTCCACCACGACCCTAACCGTCCCTTTGATTGACATAACGGGTGGAGGCGCTCCGCAGGTCTCTATCAGTGGCCTGAACTGGCAGGATGTCATCACGGGCGGGACCGCTACCGTGTTCGGCGGCTCGACCGTACCGGCCACGCTCAACTGCTCCAACTACAACGGTCCGAACCGTCTGCTCGCGTCTGGGTTCGCTCCAGCCCAGCAAAACGGCGACTGCTTCACCAACACCTATCCCTCTACCCACACCATCGGTTTGATTCCCGCGATGACGGGTGGAAACACCACGATAGCTGCAGACCAGGTAACCCTTTTGGGAACTCCCTTCCCGGTGTCGGGAACACTGTCCTCGATTAGCTTCCAATATGGAGCTGCACCCGGCAGCACTACTCCCATAACGATAGCAATCTTCAGCGGTACGCTGCCTAACCTAACCGTTGTCAACAGCTTCACCGTCACTCCAGCAAATGTAGCGACAGTGCAAACGATGACAGGTGGCGGTGTCAACTTCCCAACGACAGCTATCACAGCAGGGGAGTATATCGGATACTGGGGAACAACCGTAACGCCAGGCTTCGGTGTGGCTTCGGGGTATAACATCTACTACTCACCGTCACACACAACCCTGCCCACCGGCTCGGTCGCGTATACGCTGCTAGGCGGGGATGCGATTGCTTTGACTGCAACCACAACTCCCTAAGAGCTATACCAAACCGCAGTACGTTCAATGGACTCAGCCAGAGAATAATGCTGGCTGAGTCCAAGTTCGTGTTGCACCCGCTGCGTTGCTGGAACATAGCGCGTGGGTGCAACACCTTCCTTTGGATGTTGAGCAATGCTGATTGGCAAAGAGGGGTTGAGGGTGTCTGCTGTAAGGCGTGCCAACTCAGCGATGCTGATTGCCTCATCTGAACCCACGTTGAATGGGCGAAGAGTAGGAGCTTTGAAAAGAATAGTCCACAACCAAACTGCGAGATCAGCCGCGTAGAGATATGAACGTAATGGTGTGCCATCCCCACCGATCTGAATTGGTGATCCTTTGATAGCATCTCGAATGAAGTTTCCAACAGCAAAGTTGCTGTCAAGAGGCAGATTGGGACCTACGAAGGCAAAGCAGCGCGCAATCTTGAACTCAATAGATGATTGCTTTGCGTACAGTGCGCACATCAGTTCTGATGCCCTTTTCCCTTCACCATAAGCAGAATTTGGGGAAAGCACATCCGGCGCACCGAGGAATTCTTCTGAAACGTTGCTGAGATCAGTTGGTTGTACACCATAGACAGCACCCGAGCTAGTGAGAAGAAACTTCTTAGTTGCATGGGTGGCTGCAAACTCTAACATATGTGCAGTGCCCTCTGTGATAGCAGTGTATCGCTCAATAGGATTGCTATTTTTAGTGATTGTAGAAACCTCTGTTGCAGCGTGGATAACAAATTCAAATTCACCTGGAGGTATCTGGAACGACCTTATATCTCCAGAGACCATAGTTACGGATGGATCACTAGCAAGATGAGGTGATTGTGTTCTAAAACGTTCTGGGTAACGTGTGAGTACAGATACCTCAGCGTGTAAAGTCAACTTTTTGTTGATATGCAGGAATGTTGAGAGTAGCCATGTGCCGAAGAATCCAGTACCACCTGTGATGAAGAGTCTCTTATTCCTAAGCTCATCCCACAGTGGGCGGGTCTGCTCAAGCACAAAGTTTAGGTCATCAGTTGCAAAGGGCTTGTTAGTCATAGTTATTCCTCACTGCGCCCACCATACAGCATTAGAAACAATTTGTCACAACCTGAACCCAAGAGGGACGTGCTTGTATAGGCGTCCCTCTTTTCTTGTATGACACCAGATAAGGACACAACTCATGAAATTTTTGTATCGATTCGCCCTTGCCCTTGTATGTCTGTTCGGCCTGGGACAAGTTGCAAGCGCGCAATCTACAACTGTTACAGCATCACAAATCAAGATCAGTGGGTTTCTCATCCCAACAGGACTGGTGACCTTTGCCCCAGTTGACATCAACGGCGCACCCATCTCGTTTGCAGACGGTACCGGCGCCCAGAACGGTCCTAAGGCCATCGCGTGCCAGATCGTCAACGGTGCCATCACTGGAGCCCTCACTGAATCCGGGTCCGTTAGCGGATCGTGCGTAGTCCCCGACTCCTCGCTGACCACTCCTCAAAACATTATGTACCAGATTCAGGTCACCGATCAGTCCACAGGACTGAGAACAAGTGGCATTAGCTACACACTGCACACGGTTGTTGGCGTGTCTGGATCAACCTGGGCGCTAGACCATTATGGCCCCCCTGCTCAGACGACCAACGTGAGCCCTCTTGAGTCCAGTGTGGGCACCGTGCTTCCCAGCCCCTGCGTGGTGCCGTCCGTATTCACCTTGATGGCTTCAGGTGTGCTCTCAGGCTTCTACACATGTGTTGGTGGTACAGAAGTTCTCATCACTAATGGAACTGGTAGCGGCTCGGTAGGCCCTATGGGACCGACCGGACCTACTGGTGCAACCGGCGCTGCTGGATCAAATGGTGCAGCCGGCCCCAACATTGTTACCACGTCGACCTCAACCACGATCACAGGATTGCTAAAGGGTAATGGCAGCAATGTGGGTCTTGCGGTTGCAGGTACTGATTACATGCTGCCCACCAGCAACATCACAGGCACGGCCGCAGGCTTGAGTGCAGCTTCTGCTCTACCTAATGGCACCACGGTCACAACGCAGTCAACAAGTGACACAAGTGGACAGGCTGCTTCTGATGAGTTCGTAGCTGCTGCCATTACAGCCTCAGGTGGTGCTGCTCCCGGAGCCTATCTTCAGACAGGTGCAAGTGGCAGTCAGACCATGGTGATCCCAGCTGCTGGCGGTCTTTTCGAAACGGAGACAAACAACACTCTAGCTTCTATGGTCATGCACAAACTGACGCTGCTCAATGTGGGTCAAGGATACGATCTCGGCAGCCCTTGGAGCACGCATAACACGCTGACTCTCAACGAACTCAACACTGTTCGCGGCAACAACCAGATGATCCCAATCACGTTCAACAATTGGGCCGTGGGTGATGCGGATGGTTTGTATATTGCCATGCTGAACTTTGGTGGTAAGAAGTTTGCCAGCGACGAGGGTGTAAATACACAGACTTTGCAGATGCATCAGGCACCTGAGATTTATGGGCCACTAGCCACACCACAAGCAGGCAATCTGTTTGGGGCATTCGGTGCGCTAGTTGCTGGTAATACATTCATTTCTATTGGTGCTGTGTTCCCGGTCACGGGTCAAGTGCAGACTGTGAGCATCCCGTTCCCAAGTGGTTCCACTGCGCAGACAGCTTATGTCGGTGTTGGAACTTTGGGTACAGCAAACAGCATCACAATCACTCAAGTTGTTCCCATCAGCATCCCTACGACGGTCGGAAACAACACCCAGGTTTACACTGCTGGGTCCACACTTCCTACCTTGTTAGCTTCAGGTGGGCAGGTGCTGCTCTATTTCCAAGCTACGGGTGAGGGTCCATCTGGCACCTCTGTTTCTCCAAACTGTCTTCCTGCATCTGGAGTTCCGACTGTTGGAACCTACACGATGTCAACCACGAATGCTGCCTGCAACATCGGTGGCTATTATGGTGGCCTTGTTATTGAAGCAACCCAAGCTGCACCCACAGTTGGTGCAACGACCATCTGGATCAATCCTGTTAGCTACTATGGCTATCTGGACTACAATCTGAGCCCGCCAATGTTCTCAGATGATCAGATCGTCTATGACACAGCTTCAGTTGCAACGGGTACCATTGGTTCGCAGTCGACGCTGGAAGGTCTTGCTACTGGGTTCACTCTTAGTTCAGGAACGGTTCCAGTTTCTACCGCGTTTGGGTTCCTGTCTGCTTGCTCTGGTTCGGGCAATGGTCAGACTCAGGTTGCAGCACTGGTGACCTGCACGGTTACACCCTCTACCTCACCAGCGAGCGGTGCGTTCGTTGCACCCATCACGCTGACAGGTTCGACAACCAGTGGCAGCACGACGGTACCAGTATCTTCCACCACTGGCATGATTGTTGGGCAGATGTTGATTGGAACAGGAATCCCGGCTTGGGACACGATTGCTTCCATTGGGTCTGGTTCAGTAGTCATGACCACGGCCGCAACTGCGACCAACAGCACTGAAGCAATGCACATCAGGACCACTGTGGCTATCTCCGGATACTTCGGTGAGACCGCTGCGATGTCAACTGTCACAGCTTTGTCTGGTGGAACGCAGACCATTGCATTCTATTCGACGTATCCCCCCGTTGCTCACGATGGCGAGTTCATTGGACAGGGTGGTATGGCTGGTACCGGCATGACAATTGCGAACACAGGCTGGGCTCCTATGTGGCAGATCATTGCTTCTATATCCAGCACTCAGTTCATTCTCAGCAACTGCGTCACTGGAGGCTGCTTCACTACCGGTTACCTTCCTGCTGCTACCAATAGTGCTTACTTCTATCCGATGAGCTATGTGAATGGCACCAACGGAGGAATCTCCGGATCGGCAAATCTGTTAGCAAATGATATGCCTGACAATCCAGGTGATGGCATCGAAGGTGCGCCGTCAACTGAGTATTCAGGCAACATCACCTTTGAGGTGTTTGGGCAGAATACCCCAATTGATTACTCGCAACCAAGCGGCATGCACTACATGTTGCATGATGGCCCGATTGGTCCTGCTTACGAGTGGGACATTCAGGAGAATGGCAGCCTGTTCACAAACACCATGATGTTGAACGGTGTTCACTACGGGTCTGTGTTCAGCTTCTCTCACTATCCGACCACTTGCTTTGCATGTTGGAGCAGTCAGTCTTCGGGTGCAGTCTTCACTCTGTTCGGTGTCTACAACGTGGGCAACTTCAGTGTTGATTACAGCGGGTTCCACTTCAACACGCCTCTGAGCTCTAACAACATTGTGTTCAGTGCTGCTGCTCCCACGACCACTACGGGACAGGTTGGCTTTGGATCAACAGTCGTTGCATCTAGCTTCTGCGGATCACTGAGTGGAGCAATTGGATGCACTGTGATTAACGTCGCAGGAACTGCCCATTATCAACCATACTGGTAGCTTATATAAATCAACTTCATACCGAGGGGCGCGCTTGTACAGGTGCCCCTCTTTTCTTGTTTATCGAGGTCTCATGGCAACGATCACCGCAGCACAGGTTGGCTCGATGTGTTAGAGAAGCTACAACATTGTTCAACTTGTCGCGAACCCAGTATTACCGAATCAAAAGAGGCGAGCAATGGAAACCGCAATAACTGCAGAACAGGTTAGTGTTTTACTGGGAGTTGCTCCTAGCAAGAACATACCTCTATTTTTATCGTTGATCGCATTCAGCGAAGGTGCAAACTACAACACCATTGTCACAGGCATTCACGGCCCTGAAGTCTTCACGGATTACAGCACGCACCCATTTGCTAACGGACGGCCTCCACAGGTTGTCAGACTGAACCCGCTCCTGGAGTCAACTGCATCCGGCCGCTACCAATTGCTGGAGCGTTACTGGGTCGCATACAAGAAGCAACTGAACCTGCCAGACTTCTCGCCCTTGTCTCAGGACAAGATTGCAATCCAACAGATTGGTGAGCACAGAGATGCCAACCATGTAGGCGCCCTGACTCACATCATAAACGGTGACATCCAGACTGCGATCCAGTTGTGCTCAGCAACGTGGGCGAGCTTTCCGAACAACAGCTATGGACAGGGTGGAAAATCGATGGGAACTCTGTTGACCAAATGGGCAGAATTGGTGGCAGCATGATTCCTCAAATTATACCCCAGCAAATCCTAGCCTGGGCAAAAGCCACGCTAGTTGTGTTTGTTTGCATACTTTGCATTCCGGCCAGCTACTTGATGTTCCATGCTAACAAGACTCTGACCGGAGTTGACACAGCGGTAGCTGGTCTGAACGCAGCCTTGGTCACTATCAACAAGCCGAAGTCCGGAACGCTGTCCATGCTGGATGACACGATCCTCCAGATACGACTCACAATTGATTCTCTGAACAAGGTTGCACTCCATGAGCAGAACCAGTTGACGACTTTGGACTCAGACCTGGCCCAATTGGTGTCCCACACCAATGGAGCGCTGACTGCAGTCACGGGGACCGCTAATCAGGCGACTACAACCCTCTCCAGCGTGTCTCACAGCGTCCAGGACGTTTCCGACCATGTAACCCCTGCTGCCGACGCTGTGACGAGCACCACGGTCAAGCTGGGAGCAGCGATAGACGCTCTGAGCCCCTCTGAGGTAGCCCTGGCTAAGTCTGTGAAGGACTTTGACGAGCTAGTCACGAGTTCCCCAGTGCAGCAGATACTTGTCAACATGGCGGATGGCACAAAGACCGGAGACCACATCCTGATTACAACTGATGCCCTGGAGACCAAGATGGCACAGTGTACACTTCATCCGAACTTCGGTTGCTTCGTCAAACAGGATCTCTTGTTTGGTGCTCAAGTCGGTGGCTACCTATTGAAGTAATTGAAAACAAACCTGCTCCCCAGTTGCCCTAACAGGCGCTGGGGAGCTTTTGTGTTTAAGTGTTATGCAGTATTTATTTCCTTGACATCATTGAAGGAGTGTGTGATTCTGAATGGGCGATACAAAGCTTCAAGGAGAACCACCAGAATGGCATTCAAGAAAGCAGTCTCCACATTCAGTTTGACTTCAGACTTCCAGCGTATGGCCGACACTGAGGACAAGATCAATCGCAGAGCGACCAAAGATGCAGCCAATGCGCGCAACAAAGCAAACCAGAAGGCACTCGGAGCATGGCATGGGAGCAGCAGAGGGAAGATGAACGAGATCCCGATGCCAGCGAGGCGCACAACCTAATGGCTGACATCCGGGTTGAGCTCAAGATTTGTGAAGCCTGTGGGGCGCTGGGATTGCGTCCTGTTACCAGCCTGAACGCATACTGTGCACAATGCTCTAACAAACTGGGAGCCGTTGTAACACCTGTTCACAGGACGAGCCCAGGTCGCGCGCCAAGGATGGCAGTAGCTTGATTCTCGGTGAGCAACATGCAATCACCTCGATAGCCGATGAGGGATTCGGCCTGATGATTCATGGCTTCCTTGTCTACACCGGGCCTGAAGAGGGTAGAGATCACTTCCACCAGTTGCTGACTACGTTCCTAGCTGGTGTCAGGTTCACGAACTACGAATGGGAAGATCAGGGCGAAGACGAGGAACAGGAAGGTCACGTCATTCGTCAGTATTCGGTCATCAACAAATCGAAGTTGATTCACTAGAGGAGCCCTATGAACGCAAATGATCTCATCCTGTATACACACCGAGCCTATCAGTTCAAAGCAAAGGTGCTGACCGGCCGACCTGATAAACAAGGATTCCTGATCGTTCGCAGGGATGACAACGGACTGATGTGTTGGGCGAACCCAGAGTTGATGGTAGCGATTGAGCAGCAATTGGAGGCAGCGTGAAGTATTTCATACGAATCAAGCAACCGGATGGAACCTGGAAGCGAACCAGGTGGACAACCACTGGCGATGCAGCACGGCCATATCCAGTGAAGACCAAAGCTCGGGCAAAGGAATGCTTGAAGGATGCGCTAAAGATGTACCCGAATGAGAAGTACCGGATCGAGGAAGTGGCATGAGCCATCAAGATGTAGTAGACGAGGTTTCAGACGCCCTACCTAGCTATATTCCAAATGCTATCAAAGAGAAGATACTTGATGCCGTTTGGACGATACTTCATGACAATTTACCAGATCCCGCCGATGAAGCATACGAGGCAGAATGCGCCAAAGACATTCCTCTTCCCAAGGGTAACTGATATGTGGTTCTTATGCTCCGTCTCCAACAGTAAGATATGCGGAACTTCTGATTGACCGCGCTCTGTATGGCCGTATCAGAGGCGGGATGTAGAAACGGCCAGATTTACCCCAGTACCAGAAGGAGAGAGAGATGAAGGCAATAGCACTCTTGATGTTTAGCGCGGCACTCACGGCGGGATGTCGTAGTCAAACAGCGAAGCATAAACCCACGTCAAAAGCGGTGGATGATTCCTGTGGTGCATCTATGATTGGTGCCACAGGTGGGAGCGACGGGACTCAGTACAAGTGCACCAAGGGTGCTGATGGCAAGGGCCACTGGGTTGAGGATCTGGAGGCCGAAAAGTCAATTCGCGAATTTTACGCTCATCGGTCAATGTTGCGGAGCGCTCTAACTACCCGCGTACTTACAAATGTAGAGATGGCAGAGGTGCTTGATATTGGATCGGATATTTTCGTGAACCCCTACGAGAGTTTCCGGCAGGAAGACGTGGATCAAAAATATCTCGTGGCCCTAAAAATCCAAGAGGAATTGCGGAACTTACATCTCCCGCCTACAGCCCCAAAGCACTAACCCCAGCTACGATAAAGGAATGGAGAGACCGTGAGCGAGAAAATTTGGATAGCGAAGGACGGATTTCCCGTTGAACACATCAAAGGCCGTTGGTTCACTAATTGGCTGCGCGACCTGATCCACGGTCGAGAATTGATGACGTGGGACGAATGGAATGAGGAGCAGCACAGGCGTCGAGTTGCGAGCGCACTAATGGGCGGATCATCCACACGCCTTCCTTGAACCCCCTGTAGCAAAGAACTGATGCGCTGCTTCGACGAAATGAGGAAAAATGGGATGAGCGATCTTTTATTGGGTCTAATACTTTTTGTTCTGCTGATTATCAACTTTGCGGCTTGGTCATGTGTTGATCTTTTGAAGAAAATTGCCGCACCACCTGAAGCAAAGTAGTCCCACCACAAGGAGCAGAGATGGCAGACGTAGAAGAGATGAAGGCGGCACTCAAAGCGGCGGGTATTACGGTTTGGAATGATGGTGACCAATGGACGGGAGTTCATGACGAACTGACTTGGTTTGCGACGCCAAAGCCTTGGGCAGAAGCTGCGACCGAAGAGGAAGCCATTCGAGTCGCTTACGCCAAGCTCCCAGCAGATGCTATCCCCTCAGAGCCGCAGGAGCAGGATGAGCCGATACGTTTGGCGCGAACGAGAGACCACGAAGGGAATCCACTAACCGATGAGCTGCGAAAGTGGCATGATTGGAGCGAAGAAAAGCTACGCGAGATGGCTGCTGCTGAGGATATGGTCGGCGTGGGTTCAGTAGATGCGGTCATGGAGCAGATATTTGGCAAGCCTCCCACAGCCCCAACAGCAGCAGGGAGCGAGGAGCCGAAGCCGCTCAAGTTCAACCTTGAGAATCCTGGCGAGATGATTGCCGCGTCTGGAGCGGTGAAAGCATTACATGATGCTGGATATAGGGCGGCTCCTGTGGCATCCCAAGCCCCAGCCCCGAAGCGGCCTGAGGCTATCAAAGATGCTGGATTGGGAAAGAAGTATTGGGCACACGAAGCCGACGCCTACATGGACTATCTAGAGTGCCGCGTAAGGGAGTTGGAGGCCAAACTAGAAAGCGCGATGACCGAAGAAGTGATGCTCCGCAGCCAACTACTTGATCTCGGGAAAAGACCCGGCGAGGCCAACCATGAATAAGCCCCTAGACACGCAAGAACTGCCGCCACTGCCTAAGCCGATGATGTCGAGTAAGCATTGGGACTCTGGAATAGAGTGGTCTCTGGCGGGTGAACGAGCCGTACGCCTAGAGCGCGAAGATCAGCTACGCGAAGCCTTGTCTCGGATCTCCCAGCTTGAGAAAGAGAACGCTGCGCTGTATTCCGCCTTGAGTGATTTGGTAGACGGGATCGAAGATGCGGGCGGTCACGATGAGAATGGAGATGTGTTCGCTATCGAGGATGCTGTATCCGCCTTAGAAATGCACGAAAAACGGCTCCCATCCCCTCCCAAGGAGGCACTTTGAGCTTCGAGCGCCTATCCGATCCGCTATTGAGGGAGACTCTAGCATGAAGACTAGAACCATTTCCATTGGTCAGAAGTTTGCTGCAAAGGCTGGACTCATTGCTGAGGTCACGAAGATCAGGTGGGTGGGTAATGGTCGACATGTGGTGTTCGACTATGACGGCGGCTTCTCCATCCTGCCAGCAGGTGAGTTTCTGCGCCGATTCAAGTTGGTTCCAGATGAGATTGCTCAATGAGTAACGCAACTGAGTACCTAACCCCCGAACAGGCCGCTGTCATCCTGAACGTCTCCCCGATGACGGTGATGCGCAAGTTCGAGCAGCGCAAGGGTGTTCTGGATCTTGGTACCCCGGAGACCAGGCACAAGCGGCGGCGTCGTATACTCCGGATACCTCGTGAGGTATTTGATGCCTATGTCCACGAGGTTCGCATCCGGTAGCAAATTGGGAAAATTTTGTGAAAGTCTTCTGTTGGTTGGGTGCTTTGTGTGAGTTGTGTGACTTGTAGAATTTGTAACTTACACATTCCATTAGATAGAGGGATGAACGAATCCTTCCGGGCGCACCATTCTAAACTATTGAAAACAAAAGGAATAGCTGGTGGAGCTTGACTTTTGAGAAAGAATTGTGAAAGTCTCCAATCGAGGTTGATTCTCGGAATGAGGCTTCACCATCGAACTGCAACCGTCTGTCCCCACCGTCACAGTCTTCGTCCGGCACCGCGAGAAGTGCGAATTTGCGGACGATGAGGCCTACAAACGCTGTCGCTGTCTAAAGCATCTACGCTGGTATCAGAACGGCCGGCTGATGCGAAGGAAGACAGGGACCCGCAGCTGGTCCCTGGCTGTGGAAGCTCAGATCAAAGTGACCAATCAGTTACTGGCTGCCGCCCGTCCGGACGCTGTAAAGGTCCAGGCGGATGACGCGCGTGATATGAGGCGCACAGTTGATCTCTTCCTTGCTAACCGTAGGGCAGAGGGTGCTGGCAAAGAGACCATGAGCAAGTACGCCAGGGAACTCGAACGCTTCGTGGTGTTCATGGGGAAGCGGAACAAGTTCTTTCCCTCTGAGGTCGACCGTGAGCTCCTGATTGAATACAGAGACTCCTGGGACGCCATCTATCCTGCTAGCATCACTCGGAGCTTGGTCCTGATGCGCCTGAACACACTGCTGGCCTTCTGTGTCCAGATGGGGGATCTCAGGGTTGTGCCCAAGCTGTCCAAGATCAAGGTCCACAGGGAGCCCACACAGCCTCTCGTAGACGGCCAGTATCCGGCGCTGCTGAAGGCTGTGGAGGCCATGGGCGTCACTGACAGCATCCCTACGGCCAAGAGGCTTGCTGTGGTCAAGCTGATGCGCTGGGCAGGCCCCTCGATCACAGATGCCATCATGATGCGCAGAGACAGTCTCAAGTGGGTACCCAAGCAGAATGAGTACCAACTGACCTACATCCGGATAAAGACCAAGGTGCGCGTGTCGTTCCCCATCCCGAAGTCACTGGGTGACGAACTGATTGAGGCAGGCAAGTTGTCAGACAGTCCAACGTACCTGTTCCAGATGAAGCATGAAGAAGGAACCGGCCGTGGGTCCAAGAGGCGCTGGGTTGACTTCTTTGCTGCTGCCTTTGTGAAGGCTGGGCAGCCTGGAGGCCACAGTCATCAACTGAGGGACACGTTTGCAGTCGGGCTGCTGCTCAAGGAAGTGGCCCTGGAAGACGTGTCGAAGGCGCTGGGTCACAAGTCCATCGTGGTGACAGAGAAGTATTACTCACCTTGGATCGTGGCGAGGCAGAACCGGCTGGATGACAAGATCAGGGCATCTTGGGATATTGATTAATCCACAGGAAACAATCTGATACTCTTCAGCCTCAGGGCGAGTAGTTCAACTGGATAGAGCACGGATCTTCTAAGTCCAAGGTTGCAGGTTCAAGTCCTGCCTCGCCCACTAAACACAAGAAAGCCTCCCTGAACCAGCGGGAGGCGTTTATTTTGCACACTGTGCGTTCAGGGTGTCACGGTATAGTGTACCTTGAGTGCCTCGAATACGACCCCGGCAACAGCCTTGGCCTCAGGACTGCGGAAATCAAAGTCAAGCTGACGCTGACCGAAGTGTCCCTGGTCGATGACTGCCAGCGTCTCGAATCCCCTGCAGACAACCCAGGCGCCGGTCATGCAATCATACCCGCCCATCTCCCTGAACTCCATTGTGATCCCCTGGGAGTCAGCCACGCGCTTCTCGATGGCAGAGTAGTCCGTTAGATCCTTCCTCTTGTCAGCAGTGACTTCATCCCAGGTTTGGCCCATGAGGCCATCTGAGGATTGTGGTGGCTTCTTGTCGCTCATGTGCTCAGGATATGCATTGATTCCTACTGTGTCAAGGTAAATTTTACTGTATAGCTTAAATAAAAATGAGACCCCAGACTGTTCCCTGAGGTCTCCATGTTGCTACTTGCTTGATTTCTTCGCCGCTGCCCTCTTGTCGGCCCAGCGCTTCTTCATCATCTCTGCTATCCGCTTGCGACCCTCTGGTGTCATGCCTGATCTCTTCTTTGCTGCCTTGCGGGGAGCCCGTGTGACTTTGTGTCCAGAAGCTGACATTGAGTGAACAACTGAGGACGTGTTTGAGGCAAGGAGATCACGCGCCTGAGTGAGCCGTGCAATCTCAGCATTCAGTTCAAGGACTATTGAATCTGCGTTCATGGTGTTCCTCCGTTAGTGCCTTACCACTATAGCACTAGGAGGCTACTTCTTGGTGTCAGTGTGCTCCCACCATCCGCCTTCGGTGCTTGCCTGACAGCTATAGGCTTCTCCACGGTTGGTCAGGTAGAAGTCACCATAGGAACAGGGCGTAGCTGGATACGTGGTGGTCAGTACCGCAGTGACAGGTTGCTTCATCTCACTGATGCTGAACCTGATCCCAATGTAGAAGCCTGCCAGCACCGACCAGGCAACAATTGAGATCAGTACGGCAATACGGGAAGCTAGTCTCACTCTTCACCTCGGATCTTAGCCAGAGCCCGTGTGGCATCCGGCCCAACAAACATGTAGCTCTTTAGCAACCTCTTGAGAGCAAGGCGCTCAGCTGCGTCCAGGATGACACCGCCCCGTTCAATGACCGTTAGTAAGGCAATTCCTCGTGCCAGTGTGTCTCGGTCAGATTGGTGCAGCATTACAGTTAGATCCGGCACGTGCCCTTCACTTTCTTGGTAACAGCCAGAGCATCCCTGAGCTCATCCAGGTCATCAGTCTTGAGGCTCTTTATGAATGCCTTTGCTGCCTTCTCGATACCTTGGAGACGCTTCAGTTCGTTCGACAATAATTCTTTCGCTGCTGCTGTCATTACTTTCCTGCTTTCTTGATGAGAACTTTGTCGAACAAGTTGTTTTCACAACTGAGCCAGATAATGGAAGTTAGGACTGTGACCAAACCACCAATTCCTCCCAAGGTCACTGCCGCTATGAGATCGCCCACAGTGATGTCAGTGATTGTCCTTGTGGTGTAGAGCATTGAACTGAAACCAATCAGCCACCACAGGAGCCCAGCTAGAATCCAGATGATCATAGTGACCTCTTCTTTGCGATCACGATGTCAGGGAACGTTGCTTTGGTTAGTAGCCAGTACAGACCAAACATAAGCATGACGGCCGGCCATGTAGCAATGAAGAGAACCACAAGGGGGCAGGTGGGCCAGCTTTACATCACTGTTCTCTGTCATCCAGTGGCGTGTGTATACACTCCCGATGCAGCCATATAGAGCGGAAAGTGTCCAGATAAAGATGTGGATCATCGCTGCCTCCCCTTGATGATCACCTTGTCCTCAATAAGAATGGAGAACACCACTCCTGTGGCTATCAGACCCATGATGCCAGCAAAGATGAGCACGGGGAGTTCATTACCGGTGACATCATCACCCTCAACCCAAAACCAGTAGACCCACGTTGCAAATCCAATAAACCACCACGCTAGAGCAAACAAGATGAAAGGCAACACTATGCAACCTCCTGAACCAAATATGAATCACCACGAGTCAAAGCCAGCTTCGCCATTGGGATCAGGAAGGTGAGGTTGGGAATAGCATTGTCAGCAGTGATGCAGTCTGTGCTGTAGATGACAACCTGCTCGTCCGTGGTTGACTTCAGGGAGCGGATGGGTCCGACGGATGCAAAGAAGTCAACCCGGTAATCAGGGCCTTCGAGAATAGCCAGTTGGACCCATTGGAATATAGAAGTGTCCAGTCCTGTTTCCTCGCGGAACTCTCGAACCATAGCCTCAAAGGTTACTTCACCCTGCTCAACATGCCCACCAATCCCATTCAGTTTCCCAGCCTGCCAATCCGGCCGCTTCTTCTCAATGAGAGCAACGTGTTTCAACTCTGGGTCGAACATGAATCCTGCTACGTACAGTGTCTTACTCATGGCTCTCCATCCAATCACAATCTGATTCTTGTACTGGGACTTCACTGGCAGCACGTAACCCAGCAAGATTGCAAAGACGGCAGCGAACAGGAGAGTTCCTATTCCGGCCATGAACCCTACTGGACCCACAATGGCGAAAATAGTTGCGATCACTGCGCCGTAGAACAAATGAGCCAAAGTGACCCGCCTCAGGGTACAGATGATGCCGAAGATGAACAACGAGAGTACAATGAAAAATGTGATCATAAGATCCTTAGAATTGAGCCCAGACCAGCGGCTTGGATTGTTGACTGCGTGAGACTTGCTGTGCACCGCGCCGAGAAGAGTTGTGAACTTCCTCAATGATCTCTTCATCAGTTGAGTCATTGGTCAGGTGCTTGAGGGCATCTGCCAACTCCTGGTGCGTGTGGAGAGTCTCCCGATACTGAATGACTTCCACATTGGTGCAGCCGGCCTTGACTGTTGCCAGCGCTGTTCTCAGGGCTGCTGCATATTCGTTCCTGAAGATGAGAGATGTGTAGACTCGGCCGCAGAAGCGACCACGACTGTACTTGACGATGATGTTGCTGGGATCAAAGCGCTGCATGTCAGTCTCTTCTTGGGAACAGGTTGTTACTGCTCAATGTTCTTCGGTATTTCACCAATTTTGAGATAGTCCAAATCCACCAACTCATGCGCACAGTATGCGTTCTGTGTGTACTCAATTACCTTGTCCAACTCCTCACCCAATTCCTTCAGGTGTGGTGAGATACGGGTCCTCATGGTCTCCCAGATGTCCAGCAACTCAATGTAGAACTCGCCCCTGGTCATCAACTGATTGGGATCAAGTGGCCCGTTGGTGTAGTCAATCTGAACCAGGAAGAAACTGAAGACATCCGTGCAGACTGATTCCAATGTCACATCGTCATCAGGTACGCGCCGGACGTGGTTCTGATCTGGGTACAGCGTTCCATTGTGCCAGCAGGGTCTGACTGTGATGTTGACCCTCTTGCCAATCTGAAGCTCTCTGGCGTTGCGGTGGAGAGCAGCACAGTTGACCTCCTTGGCAGCAGTCCGTGAGAGAACACCAGGTGCAATTGTGTTCAAGTCGTTAGGCTGCTCTGACATGTTCTGCCAACCAATCTGCATACTGTGCATCCAGCTTGCCTAACGTGTAGAGGGTTCCTGATTTGGTGAGGGCTGTGACCTTGTTGAACTCAATCACTCGACTGGTGTCCACATGGGTTCCGTCAACCTGCGTTGGGTGATCAGTCACGATCCCATTCAGGAACGACTTGGGTCCAGCTTCGGCAACGTACTCGAAGTATTCGCCACGGAGAGACCATTGCTCAAGATGTGCCATAAGCCTCCTTCAGTAGTGACACCATGCAACGGATGGCAAGCTTGTGAGCCTTGCGTTGGTTCTGGACTGGCAGCCCTCGGTATAGTTTGAGGAGCCGCCGAATGCTCTTGATCTCGTCTCGAACAGGTTTGGGCAGAGTGCTGCGCTGACGAGTGGGTACCGTTGTGATCATGGGGACTCCGGTGTGGTTACAGGGTTAGTTCTTGATAGGAGGTAATTCGTAATTGCCAAGCCCGAGAGCGACCAGTTGCCCAGCCTTGACCAGTTCAGACACCCGAGACGAGATACCATTCTTGGCAACATCTGGGAACGCAGCCTGAATATGAGATATGTGTGCAAAGCCAACACCTTCAAACCAGTCCAGGATTCTGCTCTTTGTGGTTGGTGCTGTGGGCAGGCTGAGTTCAGCTACGGCCACATGAGCAACAACTTCCTGTTCCCTGATCGTTGGCGCCAAGGCATCCTGACCGTCAGTGAAGAACTCCTCCAGGCTGCCCCTGAAGACATATGTAGGAGACATCGGGTTGAACCTGTCATCATCTGTCTTCAGGGGCAGCGGCTTCTTGAACAGGCCCGTCAGCCAAGCTGGTAACCCGAATGACTTCTTGATGCGCTCAATTCTGGGGGTGAGGAAATCGGGATCGGCCGAAGCCTGGATGGTGGGGATTGTGTGCAATTGGTGCTCCTTGCTTGATGTCTGAATTGAGTGTATCGAATTGCTCACTGCATGTCAATGTATTTCATGCTGCATTTACCAGAGAGTCATTACTTGATGGGACAGGCTCCAGATGAGCACTCATCCGTATCCAGTAAGTCAGCCTCTGAAACCTCAACCGAATGGATAGGCTTGACACTGGCTGCCATCGTGTTGTACTGCTCCTCGGTGATCTCCTCGTAGGGAGCCTGGACGAACCCATGCTCCTGATAGAGCAGGAAGCTGACAGTCTTGACACCATCATTGAAGTTCTTCGCCAACCACTTCTGGATCTTCGGTAGCTCAGACTTCTTGTAGTAGACCGTGCATGAGACAGAGTTATCACTCCACTCAGTCTGCAGGCGCCTGACGAACTCCAACTGGTCAATTGCTGTTACATCTTTCGCGCAGACTGTTCCCTCTGGATACCGAGATGGGAAGCTGACCACAACAGTGTTCTTGTCGTTGGTGCCATCGAAGTTCTTCTGGAACTCGACTGGGTAGCCATTCTTCTTGCAGAGGTCTACAAGAGGGATATTGGCTGCCATACGGATGCGCCGGATGAAGAACATGCTGAACCCAGGATGGACACCTGGAGTCACACCTGGGAGCAGGCTGAGCGTTCCTGATGGCTTGCAGGTTGTGATCTTGATGGAGACAGGCCAATTGTGTGCGGCCGAATACTCCACGTCGAATGCCCTGAGCTCTGTGTAGACCTCAGAGAGCCACTGCTTCTTCTCTTCGCTAGCCTGAAGGTAGCCTGTGACACCTATGCCCATCCGCATGTTCTTGTGAACAATGGCAGCAGTCTCGGCCGAGTGCGAGGGCAGCGCCAGTGAATGCTTGTTTATCCGGTAGAGATACTTGGCAACCTTTAATAGCTCAGCCTTGCTATTAATGTTTGGCAGCACGATCTCAGCTAGGCAGCATGTCTCATAGTTCGCAAGACTCTGCTCACTGCAGGGGTTAAATACCTCAACATCCGGATCTGGGTACTGCGTCTCACCAAGTCTGCCCACCTTTCGAGACAGACTAAGATTTATCAGGCCGTACGCCTCACCGTTGCCCAGGTACCCTTCCCAGAACTCCTTGGGCAGCTTGCTGAAGTCATTGCAGACCACAGAGTTGTTCGACATCGCGCGCCAGTTGGGAATACCTGTAGGCACGCCGTCAACAGTCCAGGTCTTTGCAGATAGGAACTGAAGATCATCCATGTCACCGATTGCGATCTGAGCAGAACGGCGAACATTTCCAGACACTACGACAAACCCAATGATATTCATAATGTCGAGAGCATCAATCGTCCGGATGCGTTTTCCTGCGCGTGCGTTGAGCAGTTTGGAAATCTCTAGCATGCCCCACACGAGTTCTTCGGGTCCAGATGCAACACCACCGAACCCCTTGATGGTTGCACCCTTGCTCCGAATGCACACCGTGCTGAAGCTGAACCCTTTGCCACCAATGAAGTGGGCCTTGAGAACCTTGCCCAACAACCGCACCCAACCCTCGCGCGAATCGGGAACAATAAAGTCAGCGTCGTTCGTGTCCAGGCGTGTGATCTTGGCACGCTTCACAACAGGAAGCTGATACACGTTCTCACGTTGAATGTTGTAGCCCACACCTGCACCCAGCATGAGGGCATCCATGGTCCAGGTAAACGGACGAACAGGCTCATTCACAACAACCGCTGCGCAGTTCTGCAGTGAGAACATGCCTAGCTGGTCTACGGTCTTTGTTCCAAGCTGCCACAGGAAGCGGCCGGCTACGGAACCTTTGAGGTTCAGGAAGATTTCACGTAAGTCATCTTCTTCGGTAGGAGTGAATCCTACCTTGAGTTGTGTTCTGCATCCCTTAATGACCCGTTCAATGACCTGATCGAATTCCTCTGTGGGACTGTTGGGTGTGTCCTTGAGTCGTCGCGCATATGTGCGCTTCATGGTGATATAGCCGGTGCTGCCAAAAGGTGTTACGTGTTTCAAATTTGATTCCTATCTATTCGGTTGGTTCGCTTTGAACGAAGTTGAATGGTCCACTGACGCCCGCCGAGAACCTCTCTGCTGCCTCAAGAGCAATCGGATGTGCGCAACTGGGTCCAAGGTGGGATCAAGTGCAAACATCGCGCCCAGTGCCAAGTCCTGACCACAGCCAACTGCTGCATATGGCTGGGCCTGCATAGCTACCTGGTAGTCTCCTTCGATCTCATATAGCTTGCCCCTGTACCCAACGAGGAACGTGCCACCCTCTTCCACCTCGTTACTCTTTGAGGCAAAACCTACGTTCTTCAAGCACTCTCGAACGTTGTCGATGAAGCGTGTGACCATGAACGCGAAGTCATCCATTGATGCAGGATGCTCAGGTGTCTGCAGTTTGTGTTGAAGGATCTGCCCCATGCGGAATGAGGATGTGAATCCGATAACGAATGGGCCTCTCTTGAATACCTTTGGGTCCAGGCGGCTCTGAATTCTGTAGCCACCAACACCAGCGGAGTCACCACCTATATGGACGATGCCCTTCTCTACTACTCCTACAATGCAAGTCATTCTGCTCCTAAGTCTTCAAATTCGAGTTCAGGGTAGGCAACGAACTTCACATCCTTGAGTCCAGGAGTGAAATCAACTTCGCCTTCAACGTCATCAGGCTCTTGGATCTCTCTGCTCTCAAGAGGAATCTCCAGGGCCTGAAAGATGTCACTTGGGCTCAGGCTGTGACCATCTGCAACCTTAACACCGTTCAAGTAGAGAGCCTCCCAGTCGCCACTGCTGTTGCTGACTATTACTGCGTTCGGGATAGGCATTATTGCTGACATTTCTTGGTCCTCGCTGCAATAAAAGCCATGACCTCTGGCCAGTTACGATTGAAGTGAATTCCCTTGTCATCAACCAGCCAGGTGTAGTCAGCCTTGCCTCGGCTGCCATCATCGATCTCGTCATAGGCATAGCCGTGTTCATCGAGCCAAGTCTTCATGGCAACAACTGACTCACGTTCAAGTGTTGGTGTCTCACGCTTGATATTCGGGTAGAGATCATAGTGCCAGTGACACGTCCTGCAGCTGAAGATCAGGATGAGGTAGCCAAGGTCTCTGAATAGCTGCAATGCCTCTTTGCCGCCTGGGATCGGTAGGCCACAGAGAGGATAGTTCGAGTCGCAGAGTGTCTTGTCGAAGTCGACAGCAATCACGGGAACAGGGTTGTTATCGATTATGCTCAGCTTGAATCCTCTTTCCTAACCAGACGATCACAGGGACAGCCATGCTGTTACCGCATGCTTTGTATCTAGGCCCATCAGCGGAAGAGTTCTGACATTGCTCCTGAGTCAGACGGCCTCCACGGAAGAGATACTTGATGTAATCCCAGTCCAACTTCCTCTTGCTGGTTGCCTTCGGAACAGTTGCAGATGGGATCAGGGTGTAATCATCTGGAAACCCCTGGAGACGTTCACACTCGCGCGGTGTCAGTCTGCGAACAGCCATGCGACTAGAGACAGCAACACCCATAGCAGCATCTAGGGTATGTGTCTGCTCTTCTTGAATGCCCCCAACCGTTGCTGGATGTGTTTGCTGTGCGGATACCATAGGCAACGAGGTCACAATTGACTGGATCTTGTTGGCCACGTTCTCCCTCACCAGCGGTGGTGAGGGTCTTTGCTGTCTCAGCCACGGAGATAGGGACAGCAACGTAAGTAGTCTGCTTCATACCTGGTTCAGCACTGAGAGCACCTGTGATCGAACCGTCGCCTGCGACGAGGTGCGCCTCGTCGCGGGAGTTCTGTGCGAAGCCATATGCAACCATTTGAACCTCAGACCGAGCCTCTACGGTGTAAGCCACTTCTTCCTGTACACCAAGTCCATCAGGTCCACTTGTAGGGTTCTCTCGTGTGACTCCAGGTTGCATTTGCAATGCAACCACGTTCGTGCAGCGATCAGTGTTGGTTGTCAAAGGGGCAGTCTTGTCTCCCTCTTCGTACACTGCTCCATCTCCAGCGGTACGGTAGTCGCCTACCGTACTCTCTCGCGCACCGCCCCCACCGGTGTCGTCACCTTTACGGATCGTGGCCGCTGCTTCTGCAGGTTGCCAGTATCCTGCTCCGGTATTGTTAAAAGCTTCAGCACTCATGGATCACCATTGTTTCTGTTGTGTGGTCGATTCTTCCCATCCCTCCTGCGTTCAAGCAGAGAGCAGGATCACTAGTAGGAACCAACACTGCTGGAAACCTGTTCTTCTCTGGCATACACTGCCCCTTGGACAGGACAGCATCAAGAGTCTGACTCACTTGGCTCCCGTCCCACCAACATGGAGGACACGAACCATTGCCCCCCCCGTTAATGTGCTGATCGTCAAGTCCTTGCTTGTCACCTAATGTGGTATCAAGTGCTGCTGCAACTTCGGCCGGCCACACCTTGTCATTAACAGACACGTCCGGATTGTGATGGAGAACTAGTCCTCCATCACAATCAAAGTCGGAACCTAATCCACCACCTCCCAGGTTCCGAGAAGGAATAGTCGGAGCTACTTGGTGGCTGGGAGTGCCGATGTGTCGATCACTGCTTGCAGGGCCTTCAGTAGCATCACTGGCAACTTCTTGCCTCTTTTCTCGGCTCGGCGCAGGATTCCCAAGCAAGCTTTCTGGCTCAAGAAGTATCGGGCTGGTACTGGCCCAGTCTCCAATGTCTCGGACAAGGAACACACGACGGCGCCGTTGCGCCACTCCGAAGTATTGCGCATCCAGAATTGCCCACTGGACAAGTCCGTCTCGTCCGAGGAGAAAACCGGAGTTTTGCCATTTACCTTTTGGTATATCGACTTCTGCCCCAGCCATCTCTCCAACCACGGCAGCAAAGTCTGCTCCTGATTTGGAACTGAGGAGTCCAGGGACGTTCTCAGCAAGAGTCCATCTGGCACCACTCCATCTAACGATTTGCATTGCTGTGAAGAAGAGTCCACTGCGAGTTACCTTTCCTGTTGCGTCCGAGAGACCAGCACGCTTGCCGGCCACAGACAGATCCTGACAAGGGAAACCAAAGACAACCACGTCAATGTGACCGAGGGCTTCAACCTGTTCCCTTGTGATTTTTGTGATGTCCCCAAGATTGGGAACAGTAGGGTAGTGGTGATTGAGAACAGCCGAGGGGAACTTCTCGATCTCAGCGACTCCAACACACTCCCATCCTAGTGGGCACCAAGCTACCGATGCAGCTTCAATCCCTGAGAACAGGGAGAGGAAGCGGATAGCTTGTGGTTCTTCCTGTATAGTCTTATCCACGCAGTGCCCTCTTGATGTACTCAGGAGTCTTCCCCATTGCGACCAGGGTTGCCTTCTCTGTGATCTTCCTGAGTTCTTTGTTGTCCCTCAGAGCATCACGCAGATTGTCCTTGCCTGTTACCACTTCTGAAGTAGAGGGCAGACTGTACTTGCTGCCTTCCTGAATCCAGACCCCGTTACCGAGAGCAAGGTCAACCAGGCTCCGCGCTGAATCAAACCCCGGCTTCTGCCCAGGCATGTCATACATCAGGTTGAAGTCCATCTCCAGCTTGGGACGATACGTTTTATTCTTAGGTGTCTTGATCTTGGTCACAGCACCGACAACCTCACCCCGTTCCTTGTGGTTCTGGATGCGGTCCACACTGAGTCTGACTGAACTGAAGAACTTCAGAGCTTTGCCACCAGGCGTGTCACTCTTGGCTCCGAAGCCAGTGTTCATAGTGGCACGCAATTGATTCACGAATACCACACAGGTTCCAGTCTTGCTGGTCAGTGCAGTCATCTTGCGAATAGCCTTGCCCATCATGGCAGCTTGCAGGCCCATGTGAGCATCGCTGACTTCACCTTCAAGCTCAGCACGAGGCACCAACGCTGCGACCGAATCAATAGCAACCAACTTGATGCCACCAGTTGTGATCATGTCGAGAGCAGCCTGTAGAGCTTGCTCACCGTAGTCAGGCTCTGCGATCAGCAGCCGGTCTGTATCCACACCCAGCTTGCTGGCATAGGTCAGGTCTAGCGCACATTCTGCGTCCACGTATGCGATCTCATTGCTGGCACTCATCTTCTGAATGTTGCCAATCAGTTGCGCCAGGAGAGTTCCCTTGCCACCAGACTCAACACCAAACAGTTCCACGATGCGCCCACGTGGGAACCCGCCTGAACCAATCAGGAAATGGTCCACACCAAAGATGCCAGTGGGTAGCACTGATCGCAGGACGTTAGCCTTGTCAATTGGTCGTGTGAACAGGCAACCATCCTTGGCAATGCTCTTGATTGCAGCCTCAACCAACTTGGAAGTATCTTTCTCTTTGACAGGCGCCACATAATCAGGATCTGCCTCAAGGGCAGCTAACTTGGCCTTCTCAGCAGCCCTCTGTTTATTCGTTGCCATTACTTGTGACCTTTCAGATACTCAACAGCAGCCTTTCGCGCAGCGGCGTAATCAGCGGCCGTCTGTGCATCCTTGATCTGCTTGCACAGTGTGCAGACCTTGCTGCCATTGACTAACACCAACGGAGTAAAGTGAACAGGACAGATGTTCTGTTTGCGCAGTGTGCGCTGAGCCTGCAACTTCCTAAGCCAAATCGGCATTCGCAACCTCTTCCTCAATGTCAGAACTTTGTGCCAATTTGCTGACAACACTGCCACCAAACTGCATCCCGTTGTAATCAACCGGAACCTCTTTGGTGGCAGCAAGCTCTGCCTCGTGCTCAGCAATAGCTTCCTTGTTCGCTTCAATGAACTGATCGAACCCAACCAGGTTCTTGTGATACTTCTTCCCGAGCTCATACCTGATCTCATCACCCTTACCAGCCCTGAGCACAGCAATGTTATGGACAGTCATCTTCTGGTTGGCGATGAAGAAGTGGCCCCAGCAACCGACACAGTTCGTCCTGGGTAGTTCTCCTGTGTCCAGCATGTGACCGCAGCCGTCAGCCTGAGTCTTGCGTCGTGCTGATCGCAGGGTGACCTTGTGAGTCTCGCGCGAGTAGCTGCTCTTGTGCTCAACAGGAACAATCGACTTGTTAGCAGGGTTGGGTTCCCACTCTTTGTGAATGGCGCGAACCTCATCGATTGCAGCTTTGGCTTCAGCTTTGTTATCTACTTCTGGTCCCAATGGTTACCTGTCTTTCTGTGAAATGAACTCTGCAAGGCCAGGATTGCGCTGGAGCAATTCTGCCCACATGGCTGCAAATTGGTAGATGCCTTCGTGCTTGATTGCATCGGTAGAGTTGTAAATCAGGTTGTTCGGCTGGAAGTTCCAACCTGCGTCCGTGCAGACCAGAGCGTGGCTCAACTCGTGAACCAAGATCGTGCCATGGCTCTGTGGGTACTTCTTGTTGAACACAACATAGATGTGCCTGGTGGAGCAGTCAGTGATGCCAACGTAGGCACCACCGTCATCAATGAAGTCGACCTGACTGATATTCCATTGGGTTCCATTGACGTCAACATGGTCCGGTAGTGGGACCAAAGCTGCAACTGGAGTAGGAGATTTCAGCTTTGCAAACGCGAAGCCAGTGTTGACGATCCCGATTGCCAATAAGAAAGCAAGGATTGTTGCGATGAGCGCGCTGCTCACTGGGTGCTTGAGTAGATGTCTATTGATCATGGGTGAGTTCCTCTTCCAATTTCTGAATGAATGCGTGCAGTTGCCCTATCGATTCTTTGAACGATTTGATTAGGCCCTTCAGAGCTTCCTGCTTGCTTGGAAAGAAAAGAATCCCAATTGGAAGTGGTGCATAGTTTTCAGGGTTGAGGACCACCCTGTTATCAAGCCTGATCCAGCCCTGCACCGCAGTCATCTGGTAGGTCTCAGGGTCGACCACAACTCCATCAACAAGCTCAAGGGAGCCGGATGATTTGAACTGCTGGGCTTTATAGGGAGCAGTGTCGGTTGGGAATGCGATGAGGGTTGCCATCAGCTGATCCCAAACCGTTTGGTCTTGCGGCCCTTCCAGTTCACACCCATCTGAGCCGACTCTGATTCCAGGTGGTAGACAACGATCTCAGGGAGCAGTGCGCGCTTCCTGCGAGGCCAAGCTAGGGGAAAGTGTGAATCTTCCCTGCCCGCATCGCTGTGACCCTCTGGATACTTGAAGACTCCACTGTCTGCGTGCCATAGCTGGAAGTAGCCGATGGGAACATATCCGCCTTGGTGCGGGAATGCCACCCTGGTCCCAAGCTGTTGCCCATGGTGCGTAATATGAATGAAGAACCCGCCACCAGCTGTACACGGCTCTGGAGATCCAATGAACTTCTGCCACTCCTCGAACGACTTGAACTCAGCACGGTCTGCACCATAGATCATGGATGGGTCCAGGTCGGCTGCCTCAATGACCTTGCGGAAGTTAGGAGGTAGGACTATGTCGGCATCCAGGTGCAGAATCCAGGCGTCCCTGTCCAGCCGGCTGAGTCCCTGGTTGATCCCAGCGCCCTTCTTGAATTGCCCATCCCACTGAGCGTTGAAGGCATCAGTGAGCCAAACCTGAACCCCGTAGAAGTCACATACCTTCTGGGTCTCCTTGTCAGCGGGTGACGTGGCAACCACCAGCTTGTCGAAGTGGCGCATGTTGAGGGGGAGTGTGTGAGCAAGGAAGTCTCCATAGCCAACACAGGTGATGACACATTCGATCTTGATTCTGGGACTGCATACGGGTTGTGAGGGTGGTGGTGTGACTTGGCTCATTTGTTCCTTGTTCTTCTAGTCAAGATGTGACCATGGGCGTTTAGGTTTGCGAGGAGATCGAACATCCACTGAACCCATATAGACCTTGGTTGGGCTGATCCCAACCTGAATGAAATAGGCGCCCAACACTTCCCTCATTCGGGAATCAATGGACCTGACTGCAGCCTGCTGGTGCTCGGGAAACGACGCCACATGGTTCTCAAGGCAGTCATCAAGTTCTTCGTAGGCTTCAGGAAGCTGAACCACTACGTCACAGGTTTTGTAGTACAGGGTGAAATAGGAGAAGTCTCCAGGTTTGAGTGCTTTGCGCGCAGCTAATTCAATGTCGCATATCAGATCCGAGGGAGAGGGCTGAACGTTCTGGGAGTTGCCCGTGTTCGTTGCCTTACCACTTTCTGCACCCTTGCTATACTCCATAGCCTTCAGGCCACCGGAAGAGATAGCAGTTTCTTGATAGATGAACATTGTTCTGGCAAACTCTTGAGCAGTAATCAGCTTCTGTTCTGCCGCCATCTACTTGGACCCAGATGCGTATCGACTGAGCGGGTAGATCCCAGCCTGAATAAAATGTCTACCCAACTTGGTGCGAACACTGGAATCAAGTTCAGCGTAGTGCTTGGGCACAGTTTCCAAGTCGGACCCATTTTCGCTCACAGCAATGAAACCAGTCTTGATGAACCTTCGGAAATACTCGGCTTCCATTGGGTCCAGGCACTTGCCCACTGATAGCTCTACGTCCGCGATGAAATCAGAGATGCAAACATGGCTGCCTTCGGTGATCGGATCAAGTCCTCCGTTGTATTTCTTCTCTTGGTAGTAGGAGACAGTGCTTCCAAATGAAAGGGAAAATGATTCGTGCTGTGATCCAGACACGTTCGTACTTAACAATTCATAGCCTATAAGTCTTTCTTCGGGTTGGTATGCAGGGTTGGTTTGCCCTGTATAGCAGTTCTGGGTTGTGGAGTCTTGGTTTTGTTGGGACCATACCGGCGATTCTTTGCCATCTTGTTGATTCGCCCTACGAGGCCATACACGGGCTCCCCAAGAGCTCTGGTAACAGTTGGGTTCTCAAGGTAGTCAGCTGCCCTACGGAGCAGAACAGGGTCGTCCCTGAATAGTTCCAGGCCCTTGTTCAGCTTCCAGTCCACCAAGCCGCGTAGTAATCCATAGGTGTGGTCGTGATCCATTACCAATAGGGCAGAAGGCTGGCCGGTAATTGCACAGTTGCCACCCTGAAACAGGAGAACCTTCTCATACTCTTCGGAGCATATATTGAAGCAGGTTCGGAGTCTTCGCTCTCGTGCTGCTTCTGCTTTCTCAGCCTTAGTCTTCGGCAAGGAACAGTTTCTTTTCAGGAAGGTCGAATCCAGAGTTGTATTCCACACCCTCGTGGAATGTAACTCCACCATTTGGGACAATTGTGAGCAGACTGAAGATAAACTCATCATCACCCTCTCGTTGTGCTGTGACTGTCACTCCATCACTATCATGTCGAAGTGCGATCAGTACAATTTCTTCCGTGGTAGAAGGAGCTTCAATTATCAACTGGGGCATTCAGTGTTCCTCTCGATGTCTGTATTCAATGTAACGCTATTAGATTTGGATGTCAATGTTTTTTATGCTGCATCTTGCCAGCCTTCAGGAACTTGTGGATTCGGCCCACAAGAAAGTCCAGATGATAGGCGAATGTCTCGTTGTCATTACGAACACCGAGGCCTGCGAACAATACACGGATTGCATGGCTGGCCTCATGAGCAACAGTGGCTTCGTCCGGGTTCTGGCCGAACACGATCCAACCAAACGGAGTGTTGGGTTTCCTGTCTGCATCCGCATGAACGAAGCAAGCCACGCAGTCGATGTCAGGTATTCCTAGACCCCGAATGGAGCGTGTGACATCCTTGGACTGAATGACACGGAGCCTGCGCTCATTTAGAGCATGGAAGATGATGTCAGTGCGCCGGTTCATACTTGGTTCTCCAGACTCATTGTGATACTCGTCAGAACCCTCTGAGCCTGCTCTTTGAGCATCTGAAGGCTGCTACGGTAGTGCTCTAGGTCTCTTTCACTCTTCTGCCACTCTTTGAAGGCCAATCCTTGCCTACTGGCTTGCTCCAGGCTCGTGTACTGATTCAGGTTGATACCACTAGACCCCTGAAACGCTTCTAGGACCTTCTGGAGCTTCTCAAGAGCCTCCCCCCACTGCGCCCAACCTGTTTCTTCCCTGCTTCCACTCCCAGCGCATACTGTGCACTCTCAGCCTTACTGCGCTCAACTGAGTCCACCTTCTGGGCAGCGTAGATGAGAGCAGACAGGAAGACCATGTTGGGTACCTGTGGCTCCAGGGCTGGAGGCTTTACAATCCACTTGATCTTGGTCTGGGCTCCCTTCCTGCTCTGGTGAGGAACACCCAGACCCCAGGTTGGAGGCAGTTCGCCGTCATGCACAATGGAGGCGTCAGGCACGATCAGGGACCAGTGATGGCAGAATCTGAGAATGGACTCAGCCTTGGCCGCATTCTTGAGCTCCCTGAGCCAGTCGGATCGAGACACCTTCATCTCGAACCCATGGATCAGCCGGCCGCAGGATCGGTACATCCCGATAGCCAGGGCATCAGCACTGCGAACAGAGTCGAATCCAGTTGCATCCCTGACTTCCTGGAGGTAAACATAATTGGGTGCAGGATAGGAAGCTTTGACTGCTTCGTGGAGATCCGCGCAGATCAAGAGTAGACCCCGCCACCAAACCTGAGAACAGGAGGACGGAAAATGTAGCTGTTCTGCACCTCCGGTACCTCGTCCGAGAACACGATACCCGACATTCCATCAGGTCTGTTCTTCAACTGGACCCAGGTCAGGAACCGTGGTTCGATCAGTTGTGGGTACCGTTCCTTCCACCTGCGCCTAGAGATGTTGCTGAGATCCATTGTCTTGGAAACAAGAATGGCATCAGTATGGTGCAGGGCGATGTAGGCCAACAGGGTCTCAGTCTTGCCGGTGAACCGGTTGTCCCAAACCACCTTGCCTTCTTTGAGTCCTTTGGCAACATGTGGGTTGATTGCGAGTCCAGCTGGGTTCCAGAGTGTGCTCACATGTCCTCCGGTAGCCGAATGGCATGGCCGCTTGCATGATGGGGCAGGCCGCTTTCGTTGCGCCCGATGAACCTAACTGTTAGCTTTTCACCGTAGTGACTGACTGCCTCGTTGAAGAGCTTCCTGCGTTCAGGATGGGTACCGCGCGGCCGAGTCTCGAAGGTCAAGTCGTTGATGTCATTCTTGCAGATCCAGATGACCAAGCCTGTTTCGTTGCCTCTTCCCTCTGTGTGACCGACGATGGTGAACTCTGCATCTTCAAACTCTTTGACCTTGAGCAGGACTGGCGACCGATGACCCCATTCGTATGGAGCATCCAACACGCGCGCGATCAGACCTTCGTATCCCTGCTCCACATAGATGTCATGTCTCTGCATCATCTGCTCTTTGGTAGTCACAGTACCCATCGGCACCAGCTTCAACTTGTTAGGAGTAATGCTATTGAAGAAGTTGATGAGGGCGGTCTGACGAATGATGTTTGGTGCATCATCTAGTCCGGGAACTTCTGGCATATCGTAGCAATGGTATTCGAGAAGCTCAGTTCCCTCCTGCTTCTTCTTGGTGCGAGAACTGATCCACTGCAGACTCTTGCCATGCAGATAGATTTCGCCATCGAGTACCATGTCCTTGGGCAACACTGCTTCCAGTTCTGCGTTCAGATGGGTAGTAGCTGTCCACGGCTTGCCTTGGCGCGACTGAAGTACAACCCTGTCACCATCCCAGAACGCGGTGGCCCTCACGCCGTCGAGCTTAATTTGCTCACCAAGTGGGAACGGAGTCTTGTCTTTGAAGGACTGTGCCAGCATAGGAAGCTTGACATCTTCCTTGGCGCCTTCAGGAGTCAAGCTGTACTTACGATCCAGCTTGAACTTGTGCATGGCAGCAGCCTCGATCACAGCCTGTTGCTGGCTGGTCGTAGCATTGCTCCTACCCACGTTCTTAGGCTGTGCCTCTTTGGTGCTGATGATCTTCTGGCCGTCAACCTGCCCGTGCTCAGAGTAGATCAGGTTGCCGTCAGTCCAGACTCTCCAGCTATGGATGGCTCCGGTTCTCGCTCGATGAAATAAGACTGGTAGTTCGTTACTCATTCTTCACACTCAGATCATTGACGACAAACTTTCTCATATGACCTTCGGTATCACACGTTGTTGCATCAGAGAGTCGCTGTGCTTCCCAGTGAGTGTTGTCTGTGAACCGCACCGTCTTTATCTCTGCCAACTTTCCCGTGTTCGGGTTGTACATGACAAACTTTGCATTAGCGAACGCGTCAAAGCTGGAGAACAGCGTGACCTCAGCAGTCGTGGCCCTATCTACACCCATGTTGATTTGCACTGCTTTCACACCGGGGATGTTTCGGCCGTCTTCATCAGTGATTGAAGCACCCTTACCCGTGGTCAGTTCGTACGGTGTTACAGTCTTGATGTGGATGACGCGGTTCGTTCTCAACTTCTCTTGGTTACTCATGGTTTCCTTCCGGATCTATGTAAGGGATTGCAGCACAAGGACCATCATGTCCCAGAGCCCGAGTGCAGTACCAACCAGCTGGGGCTTTGCTCTGGGCACAAGTGGGAACAGGATGCTTGGCCTGGTACTCACGGTCAGTCAGGAAGATCCTGTCCCAGGCTCGGTCTGTGATTCGTGGGCTGCCAACAGGCACGGTGAACCTGGGCTCTGTGTATTTCATCAGTACGCTTTCCCTCCTGGTTTCACCCTGTTCTCAAGTTTGTGATCACTACGAACCGCATTGTATGCACGCTTCTCTTCAACCGCGCCTCCGATGTCATAGCCTTTCCAACCGCAGTAATCAAAAATTCTAATCACAGCGTCAGCCATTTCGACCTCTTCCATCTTGCGATGAGGCAGCTTGTCGTCCATCAAGTTCTTGCGGTTGCCTTCCATAGCTTCAGCAATCTCTGAGACCATAAGCATGAATCGCTCACCATCATTCATTACCTTGGGCAGACCAGTGGTGTGATCCGTGTACCATCCTGCCTTCAGGTTGTCAGCGTGAATCTCATTGGAGAGTCGAGTGAGTGCCTCTGCGTGGAGGTCGCTATAAGTGGCTTCCTGCATCTACTCAGCCACCGTGATTTCATTCAGGTACTTGATGGAAACCAAATCTTCCAGGGTGTACACGGCAGGCTTTGCGCCGTTGTCCTTGATCTCTTGGCGCTTCTGGGCTGCAGTCAGGCTGTCATCAGAATTGATTCGGTTGATCTCATCCTGATGGCTCTCTGCATACTCTGCGTTGGTCTGCTTGATGTAGAACTTGAGAGCAGAGATGGCATCTTTGGCAACGATATTGTCTTCAGTCTCGAAGCCGGCAAAGTCACCACTACGAATTTCCAGCTTGATTTCATAAAGTTTCATTACTCACCATCCGTGATGTCTTTTGAAGCCAGCACTTCATGCTTGAGGTCAACCTTGATCACATTCTCAAGCGTCAAGGGAACAGACCATGCTCCACTGAGATCACGCAGCTTTGCATTCTCGCTAAGATTATTATCTGCGTTGATCTCGGCAATGCGCTTCTCGCGCTCATCATTGGCCTGGTTGAGAGCAATCTTTGCCGCACGGATGAAGTTGATTGCAACCACTGGCTTGGTGATTACAAGAGCATGGTCCAGACCCCAAGTGTTAGGAGTCCGCGAACTAACTGTTACTTCAAATAGTTTCATTATTCTTACCTTTCAGGTATGTTGCTATTTCTGTTGTGCTGAGTGTGCTGCCCCAGTGAACCAGTTCCCAATCTCGAACACCTTGAGGCAGAGATGTGAACATGATGGCGCTTCGGCCAGCCAGGTCAGCAAGAATGAGTCCTGTGTACGAGGGCAGTTCCTCATGCGTGAGCATGTCGAATATCCTGCCCTCCTTCACGTATGCATCTGGGTAACAGGGTGTCACTACTTGCGCTTGCCTCTGATCGCGTCGATGATCCCAATGACATCTTTGCTGTTCCAGAGCAGGACGCTGGTAATGATCACTACAAACGTCAATACTGTTTCCAACATGTTCCTAAACCTCTACCTTCTCGTTGTCATCTATGATCTGAATGCCACCAGCCATGATCTTCTTCTGTCCAGCGGTGGTCTCTGTGTCATCGAACTCGCGAATGAGTGACTTCGCACCATCTATCTTGAGAGTCCTGAACCCACCAGCTGAGCGCCTGCTGAGACCAAGCTCGATGTACATGTTCTCTGAATGGCTCTGATTGGTTTCCAGCTTGCCAATAGACTCCATTTGCGCCAGCTTCATCTTGACTTCAGGGTTGCGGTTAGCAGTGAAGAACAGGTCTGCATCTTTGGTCAGCGTGCTGCTGCCCTCACTGTCATTCACACCAACCATCTTGTCTTCCTGCAGTTGCTTGGGTTGCGAGATGAGAACAAGTGGAACTTGCAACTCATGCGCCAGAGCTTTCAGACTCTTGCTAACCTGCGACATATAGGCGGGGCGGTTGTTCGAGTTGTTGCGCCCAATAGTGAGATCGACTAGTATCTGGAAGTTGTCCACCACGATGATTCCAGAGTCATACCTACGCTTGATTCTGCGTAGATGCGTGAGGTACTCATCAAGGGTTGTTGGATGAGACCGTGTGAAGATGAACTGATTCGGCCGACTCTTTGCCAACCTCTTCCCTTCCTGCATCTGTGCAAGAGTGAGATCATCTTCGTCAACCCCCAACTTCATAGCAGTCCACTTCTTGGTAAGGTCGTCGCCAGTCATCTCCATACAATCGAAGTGTGGGCTGATGCCATACTGTTCGGCCATGAACTCACAATCGTTAAGACACCAGGTCGTCTTTCCACATTTGGCCGGCGCGAGGAATACAATCAGGTCGCCCTTCTTCTTGCCCTTTGCGATCTGGTTGATAGAGTCCCATTTGAATTTGTACTCGGGGAGGAAGGACCCAGTGTCACCAAAGTTCTTGATGATGTTGTCGAACGCCTCATCCATCGTGGTAACGCCTTCGATGTCAAAGGGTCTAGCTGAATCCAGCAAGGCATCAAACTCTTCCTTCGTGTGTCCAGTGTGGAAGAACTCATTCACATCGCTGATGGTGGTGCGGGTTCCATGCTTGTCAGTGATGGGAACATCAAGGTCGTAATGGGGAATGTTGACGATGTTGAATCGCTCCACACCGAACCTAGCTGTGAACGCCTTAGCACCCTTTAGTCCTGCCTCATCATTGTCCAAGACCAGATATAACTTCTTGGGGAGTTCCAGTAGATCCGCCCAATCCATCTTCTTGGCGTCACACCCAGAGATGCCTACTACGTTCGTGTAGCCGGCCTGGAGCAGCATCATTACATCTGTCTCACCCTCTGCAATGATGAGGTATTCCATGTCCTTCTTGATGTTGTCCACACGGTACAGGCCAACATCACGCCCCTTAGTGAACCTGAAGTCTTTCACTTCTGGCGCTATGGATTTGTACTTCACACCCGTACACTTACCCTTGCTGAAGTAGGGGAAGGTCAGCGCGCGAACAGGACCGTTGCCGAAGTTCCTCTTGCTGAGCCCAAGCTTGGAATCCTTGATTGTCTCCATGCTGAACCCACGCTCGTCGTTGAGGTAGTTCATCAGTTCGTCATCAGCCAGGAGAGCAGCATGGTGAGCTTCGATGTTCGGGATGTCTTCTATTGGCTTCGTCTTGGTAGCAGCCTTGGGTTCAGGTTCGTCATCCTCCAGGTTGCTCTTGTGTTCAATAACGTCCCCAAACTTTCTCTTGAAGGTGATCTCATTTACTTTGGTGGCACACTTCCCTTTAAAGCACTGGCCCAACCAGTTCTCAATGTTGATCCCGAACTTCTGCTCAGAGTCGTCACAGAATGGGCAGTTGAATAGTGCATTGTTTCCGTCTAACTGGTAATCAATCTTCTTTGCATCTAAATACTTAATTACATTAGAAGTCAAGCTACGTCCTTCCAAATCTTACGAGTGAGTATGGGGTGAATGTTGCCCATACTCACACCAAATTGTTCAGCAAGAACACGGTACTTTACACCGGTTTCTCTAAGTCTTCTTATCTCTCGCACGTCATCCTCCGTAAGGATTACTCTTATTCCTCTACGCTTGTTAACAATGTGAGTGACAGGTTCTAAATGCAACGGATTTACACAGGCGCGCTTCCTGTATAGATGATCCAACTCCAAACCCTCTGGTATGGGACCAACCATGTTTTCATATACCCACCTATGTGCTGCTTCCGTCTTTAGACCTGTCCACAGACCACCGTATCCCTTTCCCATATAGCAAGTCTGCCAAAGCCAGCAACCTGTTTCCTGGTCAACAACCCACCGCTCCACGCCATCTGGATCTACCTGACCAAATGGTATTGACTGAGTATTGGTAAAAGCGGAAGTTCTACATGCCATGCTGCAGAACTTCTTTCGGAGAAACTCGCTAGTTGCTGGACGAATTCTGCCATCTTGGGCACGATGACGAAACATTCTTGTGTTGCAAACTACACAGAATTTCTCTGGGTCATTGGCAGGATTCCACCACCGTTCTCCAACCTTGGTTGCGCTCAACGTAAATTACCCAGCTTCCTAGTTATGAACTGTGCTGCCCAACCCTTGTCCATCTGTGCAATCGTGGACTGGGGGACCTTGAACTGCTTTAGCATCTTCAGCTGCCCCTCAGTTACGGGACCCTTATGCCACTTGGCCTCCCGCTTGAGAAGAGTCAGGAGCGTCCTGCCCTTCTCTGACAGGTTCTTCTCTGCATACGCAAGGGCATCAGGCAGGTTCGCAAAGTGGTATGCGTCAATAGGTGTCCTCAGGATGGTGCCCTTCACCCTGAACTCACCGAGGACATCACCCTTGATCTCAATCTGTTCCCGACCCGGCATCAAGAGGCAGTAATGGTCTACACCACGCTTATGCCACTGCAAAGCTGAAGCAGTAGTGATCTCAGAGCAGAAGTCCACCCGAAACAGCATGGCTTCCTCGATGTACGCTTTGAGCTTGGTAATGTTGCCCAGCTTGCTCATGTCAAGGTCAGGGAACTTAGCCTGAGCCTGATCGATCAGCTTCTTCGCTTCCATCGCTGACGTGCCCTGTAGGTCCAGTTCAGGTCCTAGGCCAAACAGTGTGGGCAAAGATACCAAGCTGTGCTTGACACTCGCGTCCACAACATCCAGCAGCAGCATGTCTACCTTGTAGCCAGCCTTTAGTCTGCCCTCTGCCCTTGCTCTGACCAGGTTGTCAACTCTGGGGTCAAGCCTGTCTCCACGGACGGTTGCCTGGATGAAATAGGTCAGGCTCTTCGTCGGACGCGCCATGATCACACATGACACCATTGGATCGTCGTACCCCTCTACCAGCAGCTGCGAGCAGAGGAGAACCATGAGTTCCCCAGCCTGATGCTGTCTGAGCTTCTCGTTGCGTTCCGGATCGTCGCCCCAGATTGCCTGCGCCGGCACACCATGTTTCTGGAAGCAAGCAGCAAGGTCCTTGGCGTGCTGCACAGTGACAGTGAAGCCAATCGTGCGCCGAGGCTGTGCCTCTTTGATCCAAGCCTGCACAATGAGTTCGTTGCGTGCAGGAGTGTTGACGGTATCAGCGAGTTCGTCCTGTTTGAAGTCCCCGTTCTGTGTGCCTACATTGCTGAGATCAGTGTGGGTCTTGACCCGAATCCCTCTGACATCAGAGAGCCATCCGTCCCTGATCGCATCCTGCATACCGTAGGAGAAGACAACCTCCTCGTACACAGCGCCTAGAGCCAATCCATCGCCCCTATGTGGCGTTGCAGTCAGACCAACCAAGGCTGTGTTCTGGTTGGTGTCATCGAACAGACCGAAGTGCTCGAACACATTCTGGTAGGTATCAGAGATGCTGCGGTGCGCTTCGTCCACCATGATCCAAGCAAAGTCCTTGGGGTTGAACTTGGACAGGCGCGCGCCCAGTGACCTTCCGATGGTCTGGATACTGGCTACGACAATCTGTTCGTCAGAGGTGACCTGATCGGCCATCTCGATCCCAACTGAGAGCCCTGGGTTCCACTTGGTGAGATGGGCAGCAGCTTGGTTGACCAGTTCCTTGGTGTGAACAGTGAGGAGAGAGCGCTGCCCCTTCTCAGCGAACTGAGGGATGTTGCCGAAGATCAGGCTCTTGCCTGTACCTCCAGCCATAGAGACTAGCTGCCTCTTGACTCCTGCCTTACGCTTCTCTTGAATCTTTGCTAGGCACGCCTCCTGATAGTTCCTAAGAGCGCACACTATGCGTCCCGACTGGGATCTTCATACGTTCGGAACCCCTTGATCGCAATCGAAGCAGGAGGACCAGGAGGAACATGCCTGGGCCTAGGCTGGTGCATGTCGAGCGATGCCAACACTGCTCCCTGTACGTCTGGTCCCTTGGTCACAGGCACGGCTACTGGTTCTGCAGCCTGTATAGCTTTGCGTGCACGCTTGGGAGTCGGGTGCTGAGACACAACTGTGTTCTTGGTCAGCTTCAGGATGGCAGAGTTCAGTGCTGTGACCAGTGCCCATGCTTGGGCTGGGTTCAGTGTGGTTTCAACCTGTTCCCCAGTTGAGTCGTCCGCTGCGATCAGGCTGATCTCATTCTGCTTCGGCTGGCACAATACCTCGATTGGCGAATCTTCCAATTGGTTCCTCTTTCAGTCACTTTTAAGCTGTTGGGTGTCGAGAATCTTTTGGAGCAGTGCAAAGAACTGGGGCTGGCTAAGAGAACCCTTTGCCCTATTGCAGTTCCAGCAGGAAGTGACCACATTTTCCGGGGTGTATCCAGCGCCGGGATCTATCTGATCAAACCCGTTATAAGAGTAGTCATGGTTGCCACGCTTCAGCCTGTTTGAGGGTGGGCAGTCACAATAGAAACAATTTAGCTGTGAATGAATCGTGACATACTCAGAAGTCAGGGTGAATGGTAGTTTCTTGAGAAGTGCCCTGCTTCTTATCGCTGCATAAGTTATGTTTCTTGCACCTACATGCTCACCAAGGTAATTAAGCGGGGCACCTTTGTGGCGATGCCCAAATTCAGTCACTAAACACCCACAAGACTTGACTCTAGAATGTAAGAGGTTAGTTCTTGGACGATAAAAAGTTACCGCAGGTTTACAGGAACAGAAGACTTCCCAGCAGGTTGTGTTTTGGCCATAAGCTTGCTCCATTTTCCAGTTACCTGTTGTTGTCAGTCTGCTAAACGTTTGTCCTTTTAGGGGAGGTTGCGAGATCCTACTCATTGCTACTAGAACAACCTCTCTATGATTTCGCACAGATAGGCAGTGTTGACCCGTTCTGGATCTTTCTCTTTCAGCCGTGCGATCAATTGCAGGAAGTAGGCTGTGTCCACACCTGTTAGCTGGTCTTCGAGCACGTTGATGTCAGTCAAGTCCAGTTCTGAAATCTGCATGGCCATCTTGAGGACTTGGCCTGCGTTGATCCGCCAACCGCGTGCAATGAACTTGCGAAGGCGCACCACCGAACAGACTGGGTACTTGCTGCCCACATACCGAAGCTCACGAGACAGAAGGCACTCAAGGGCAGCCGGACGTAGAACCAACTCATGATCCCAACTCTTCCAGTAGTTCGTGCAGTGGGAGAAGTCGTAGTTCTCATGGATTGTGTCAGGCTCACCATAAAACCGAAGTACAATCTGAACCTTGTCTGAAAGCGTGATGGCATTGCTGCTCAGGAACACAGGACGGAACTGCTTCTCTTCTGGAACAGCCAGCGCCTGGATCTCTGTGTCTTCGTGGACATCAGCAATCTCATCTGGGTTCTGCATGATGGCAGACACGTAATCAGTGCCCTTCTCATCTGGACCCATCTCGAAGTATTGGTAGGCTTCAGTCTTGGTAGCCTCGCCAGCGATGCCTACAGACTTGGCTCCGATCTTGATTCGGCCGTCGATGTCTGTGACTTCCAGATCGAACTGAGGGCTGCCATTCTTACTCTTGAACCGGGTCACGTAATACTGAGCAACAGCCAGTGCTGTGTGGTGATTCTTGAAGTACACGTCGAAGTCGTTGACATCCTCGCCCAGCAACATGGAAGCTATGCAGCCACCTGTGATAATGGTTCCCTTCTCCACCATCTTGCGAACAGCTTCATCCTCAATGGTGTCCAACCAGGCGCTCATCTTCTTAGTGAGCACAGCCTTGATTGTCTTGGCCTTCATGCCGTGCCTTACTGCAGCAGGTGTCTCCACGTAACTCTCCGTCGAACCTTGTTATATTTCTTGAACTTCAGTGGGTAATTAGCGTCAGGCAACACGTCATCACCATGAGGCGAGACGATCACAATGAACTTCTTCAGGTTCTTTCCATGAACGCAGTCATGGCAGCCAGAGCAGAGGCAGACTAAGTTGCTATCTGTGTCCGGACCTTGGTCTGATCGGAACTGGATATGGTGACAGCTGATCCCAGAGCGGGAACTGCATACTCTGCACTTGTTCCCATCTCTGGTTCGTACCTTGTCCTTGAGCAGCTTCAGTTCGGCATCAGGTAGAGAGAAGCGCTTGGCCACTACTGGCCGTCTGCCTCATCAACGTCGATGTCCTCTGTGTCCTCATCTTCATCATCTTCAAAGTCATTCTCGTCGCCGTCTTCGGTCTCGTCCTGGATGTCTTCTGCTTCACCCTGCTCGTCCACTTGGTTGTTGGGGTCAGCTGCCCAGTCGCCGCACACGAGCTCCAACGCACTGGCCTTGGATAAATTCTTGGCTTCGCCTGTGAGGATGTCGAACGTCTGTCCAGCTACAGCAGAAGCTTTCTCCAGCGTGGCCTCGATCACTTCCTTAGCGTCACGGCGCACTGGCCAGTTCCACCAAGTTAACTCTCCTGCCTTGTCTTCAACAGGTCCCTTGAGCCGTTTTACAATCTCCTTGACTTCAGCAAGGGAACGATTTGGCGCATCGATCACCAGGTTCCGCATGATGTCAGCCATTGACTCTTCCTTGAGCGTGGCAGGATCAGTGACAGTCAGCGTGTGGTCGAGACTGTAAATCTCTTTCAGCTTGCTGATGCGCGCCTTGGCGAGATCAGTCTTGGTAACAGTCAGTATCTTGGAGACGTTGCTGATCTGAACCAGGTAGTCCACTTGGCGCCGGCTGATGTCAACACCAGATGCCTTAATGTATTCAGAGAAGGACTCGAACTTCCATTCGTTCCAAAGGTTCTCTGCCTTGATGGTTGAGAACAGGTCACCGAGTTCAAAGGTGCTGAGCGTGAGCGTTGTGTCCAACTGCTGAACACGCTTCCGGATCTCGTCTGCTCTGCGACTATCCTGCTCGATGATTGCAGCGGGGGATTCCAGTGTAATAACTAGGGGATCTTTCAACTATTTACCTTTCACACTAATGGTGACTTCGTACCGACCAGCCAGGTACATGAAGAGGATGACGAGCAGAAACATCACTGTTCCGTAGAGGCTGGCAAAGACAACCGGGAAAATGGGCAGGAACCAGTAGAGGCCAAAGTACGGGTAGCCTTTCTGGAGATTGAGGACGAGGACCGTCCAGAGGTTCTTGATGGTTTTGATGTGGTTCCTTTCAATTCAAAACTTGTGGCTCGATACGCGGCCTTGGATCGGTACAGGATGGCTGCCCCTGTGAATGTGGCACGAGTCAGCTTCCACACCTGAGCCCTTATGTCGACAACATGGGCATCATGGAGTTCATAGCTCATGCCCATTGGCTCAGTGTCTTCATGCTCAAGATGCCCCTTGAGTTCAGGGAAGTCCTTTGCAAACAAGTAACCTTCGACCTTCAGCTTGAACCCAGTGATCCATGCGTTAGTGATGATTCCCACTTTGCGCCTAGCATCGTGCCCATCCCATGTGACCTTCATGTCAACGCCCATACCGATCAGCGTGTGCAAGGAGGCTTCGGCTGCCTCTTTGGTCAGGATGCACCTATGCCCTCGTGCACCACTTGGGGCCAAGTCGCTAGCAGTGTCGATAACAGTGAGGACACCCTTGAAGGGCAGACGGTTCGGATGGTTCAGGTCGGCCGCAGCCTGGATGTTCCATGAGTTCATTTGGGTTCCTGTCTGGTTGTGGTCGGTGGCAGCCGCTCTGCATGACTCGGCAGCTGCCACCTACAGCGGTTTAGTTATCCCGCTCCGGAGCCAACTTCATAACTCGGCATTGCCCAACTACCTTGGCAGTTGTGCTCGTCTAGGGAACAGGCTGAGCCGGATGGACGGATGGTTGACTAGACCTCAGTGACCTCAGCGTCGATCACTTCGCCGGCATCCTCTTCCGAGACATAGGTTTCCTGTGGCTGCTCTTCCTCAACTGCGTCGGACGAAGGACGGTTTGCATAGTCGGTCACAAACTGTTTGTAGTAGGGACCAAACTTGGCGGCATCCTCAGGAGTTAGCTGGCGAATCGCAGTGAACTTGACACGATAAGCCTTCTTTGCCTTCTCGCTACTCATGGTGAGAACGTAGTCAAAAGTTGATGGCATCCTACCTGTTTTCGCCTTGACCAATTTCGCGCGCTCACGTACCAGGTTGTAGACAACCTCGGAAGGATCTACACCCTGACCTGAAGCATCATAGATATAGGGCAGGTTCGTCTCCTGATCCAGGAACAGGAACGTGAAGCCACGGTCGCATACGGGTTTGGGTCCGGTGTTGGTCTTCTTGTCGTAGCCCTTCCAGGAAGCCTTAGGGCAGCTGGCACAATCCTTAGCCTGTGGCTCCAAGCGGTCATCGTTGGTAACAGGAGTCTTGCCATTGCGAGACCGACAAAGAACAGCCTCATTCTTCATCTTCGTGAAGTCCGGAGAGCTCGGCTTCCACTGGCGCGTCTTGCTCATGTGCAGGACGACCATGTTGATTTCTTTCCACGTCTGCCCCGATGCACGATGGAAAAACGTCCCGTTAGGAACGTCATCCATACCTTCAGTAAGTTCCTGCTTCAACTGAATGTACTGAGGGCGAACTTCATCATCACCCCAGTTGCCATTGTCCTCAACCTCAGCGATCTGAGTGTTGTTATTCAAAACTGTGAGTCCTGTTTCCTCTGCTGCCATAAATGGTGATGCCTTTCAGTGATTGTTTTGTGCCCTGTATAGCTCTTAGGAGGCAGAGTTGGGTGCGAGACGGATGATCTGTGTATACGATCCGGAAGTGAAGATTGCGGCCGTGTTCCCTGTTGTGTCAGTGAAGACTGCACTGCCTGCATTAAGGGTTACATTGGTTGCAATGACATCCAGGATGGAGCCGTTTGCAAGGGTGATTTTGAATGTGTTCATGCTGTCCTTTAGAGTTTGAGCTCCCATTCCACTTGGAAGGGTTCTTCAATTGGTGCTATTGTGGGTTCAGTTGGGGCAGATGCGCGAAGATTGCCCATCATCTCGTCTACAATTTCATCTGCGATCTCGGCAGCAGTCTTCTCGACCTTTGGATACGCCAGAGCCTTAGCCTCGTCCACAGGCACACCATCTGCTCTCAGTTGCTTATAGTGGGCCTTCTGAGCCTCATTGCGGGCCTTTGTGGCCAGCTTGGACGCTTCCCTGTTCGCAATGCTGGTTGCTTTGGCTTCAGCCTTGAGAACAGCCTTGGCTTCGTCTCTAATAGCTTTGCCAATCGCCTTGCGCTTAGCCTTGTCCACTCGGATGGACTCCTCTACATCCTTCATACGTCGGTAGAGGTTGAGGGCAGCCAAGAACGCTTCCAGTTCCATTTCGAAGGTGTTCGGGGACCGATGGAGAGAGGTTAGTTTGCCCGTCTCCTTGTCCAGCTTAAGCACCCAGGTATCCGTGACTGGCTCACCTGTTTCCTCGATGTAACAAAACCTATAGATCGCGGTCTGCAGGATGTACGTGGTTCTCATACTTCGGCTGGTTTTCCAGTCTATGAACGCCAACCTGTCAACATACTCTTCAGAGCAGCAACTAGGATCATCACAACTTGATACCCATGCGAGTCCGTCGCCAGTTCCGGCCACGTCATACTCTCTTGAGTACACCTTGCGTTCAGTGAAGATGAACCGAACCTTGTGCTTCTGTGTCCACTCGAACGCTGCGCCAGTGCTGTTCTTTACTCGCTCATCTGTTGGTGGGAAGTCTAGAGGCTGGAGAACACCGTTGTTGTTCTTGATGGCCAGCTTGATCTGCTCTTCTAGAATGCCGTGGACAATGTGTCCTACATCACCAGCCTCTTCCAGTTCCTGACTGTGCTTTGTTCGCGCGTCATTCAGGAGCCAGTTGAGATCCTCTGTGGACAATTCCTTTCGAGAGCCATCTGCGTTGTGCAGGCCGGCCTGAATCGTCATGATTGCCAGCTTGACTGCCCACAGCATCAGGGGCTTGCTCTTGTCGATGATCTGAAGAACAGTTGTGACACCAGGAATCTCTACCCTGTTCCCATCTGCATCAAACCTGTAATAGGCATGGGCAGAGTCATCGTAGTACAGAGTCACTTCGCCTTCAGGAGAGTCTTTGTAAAAGGAGTAGCTTGTTACCTGTGGTGCAACATCTTCCGAGTCCCAATTATCATCAGTCTCGGGTTTCATCCAATCCGGTAGAGGTGCTACCATCTACTGATCTCCATCAAGAAGCTTGAGCAGGCGTGCAGCGAGTTGCTCATTGGTCTCATCCAGAGGCGCTGTCTCAATTGCAAAGAGCACCTCTGCTACTCTGGGATCAACTGGCTTCGGGATGAGAGCAGCGTTTCGCGCAGTGATGAACTCCTTCAGTGCCACTCGTGTGCTCTCTTTGCAGTTACCTGGATCTGCATAATAGGTGAGGTTGAACCGTTCGGTCTCTTCTTCAGTTGGATCAGCCTGTGGAAGCTGCAGGAAGGGAGCAGCTGCCCTCAGTGCTGCCATCCGCTTGACATCGGTATCACCTGAGTTCGTGGCCCAGAACGTCGTATAGTAGACACCGGCTGCCTTCTCCAATTGCTCATCTGTGAACATATCTATTTGCCAATCACCAAAACATCCGTGACCTTTCTCTCGATTTCAATAATTTCAAAAATGGATAACACTGGAACCACACCCAAACCTGAATCCACAAATCTCTCCCTGCTCACAGCCAGGTACTCCCTGACCACAGTGGGCACATATTCCCTAACCTGTTCCTCATCACGAGCCACCAGGTTTGCAGACAGGATTACGCTCGACTTGGGTCCAGTTTGGGAACCTTTGTCCAGGGTGTAGACAATTTTGAAACTGGCTAGGTACAGGTTCCTCACTAGCGATCCACCAGAACCTGACAGTGCGCATAGTCTGCATTCTTGACGACAATCGCGCCGAACTTCACAACGGTGTACGAACTGGCTCCTGCTCCAAATGTTCCAGATTGGAACACGCGAGGATTCGGATCACTTAACCAGTGATACTCAATTAGGTCCTCAGTCACGATGTAGGCAGGCAACACCGCTGAACCCGAACCTGGAACACCTGTATAGGGCAGTGTCCATTCTGGGATCAGTGGCAGAAACCCTGCTTGTGTGCTGAGCACCTTGACCACAGCACCATTCTCAATGGTCTTCGTACCCAGAGCCACATTGAAGTCAGACTTGAGTTCGCGGTCGAGCAGATCCAGCAGCACAGGGTTCGCATAGATAGCAGTCGGCCGTGCGCCAGTGGCTACCATCTTGGCAACAGCGTCCTTCAGCCCATCCACGATGCTGAACCCAGCACCGATATTCATGCTGTTCCCTGCTGCGATCTGGTCTGCCACACCGAAATACTGGTTGGTAGTCGGTGCGCTCAGGCTGGTATCAGTACCGTTCCAGAGGGCAACATCATGGGTCCGGAGAACGCCATCCACGGTATCAGTGAGGTCTCTGGCTTGCAGGTATGTGAACTGGGCCTGTTGCTTACCGAGTTCAAGATCGAATAGGTTGTAGTTGATCTCTGCGACCAGAGCCTTCAGAGGGACAGACTTCTCAACTCGCCCACGGGCAGCCTGTTCAAAGTAGCGACTCGGGTGCCCAGTGGCGGGAACTTGTTTTATTCTCTGCCCAAAGAGTCCACGCCGGCGAACCAGGTCGGTGATCTCTGACTGGTAGATGGGAACCTCTATTGCTCCGGGTCCGATGTAATCCGCAGCTTGATGGATGTCTACAAACTTTGCGTTCAATTGGAAGTCCTTGGGTGTTGCAGGATGAAGTTGTCAGTGTGGGAACAGGAGAGGAACCAAGCTCAACTCATCCTGTTACTAAGAGGTTCCCGGCCACTGCAGTCAGGAGCAGCTTGCTGGCCGGTATATCACATGCAGTGCTGACTTCCACTGAGACCCATTGGGCCATTTTGTCAGAGCAAGGGAACCTGGAAGAACCCTTTCCAACTGTCAGACTTTAGTTTACTAAACCTGCAGGCCCATGTCAAGGTTTATTTTGCTGTATAGCTAGAATGGGCAGTCATCTGCGTCAAGATTAAGCACACGATAAAACTCTTTGGCTGCCTCGATCTCTTCTGTCCTCGTCGGAGCCAGATCAGGAAACTCCAGAAACTCCAGGGACGCATTGAGCCTTGCCTGTTTCCGGTACTGTTTCTCCTGCTCACATTTGGGGCAGACTTCCTGGGACCTAAAGGGACCATTCTTGATCTTCCTGATCCCATGCTTGGTGCAGACACCGTGCGTGTATAGGAACAGCCTTGCGAACAGTCTTGATAACATCTGAGTTCCCTTCCTGTTTCCGTTACTGTCTAGCGCCAATGGATGGCGGTACCGAGTATAAAGCCCCTGTATAGTCCGTAACCAAGCCTGGGATCGAGATGCCGGCGCCCAGAAGCGGACTGGTTGCAGACGGCGTGAATGAGTTTGGAGTGATGAACGGATTGAACCCATCTAAGTCAGCCTCTTCACCGGGCCATGGCTGCACAGGTTCATTCTGCAACAGTGGGTCCTCGCAGAGCATACTGTTGGTAGTCGATGGGCAGCTTCCACCCTTCATTCCATACTCCAGGTTGTGTGATGCGTTCAGGACGATGCCAGGAGACAGGTAGTAGAGATCAGGTGCGTTACCAGCCCCATACGGATTGTTTGGATCTGTGTACCCAAGGAACAAGTTGTTGGTTGAGTTCACTGTTGAGGGGCATGTTGCATCTGCCCCGTTGCAGGCGATGTACAGAGCTATCTGTTGCGCCGATATGAACGTGTTGTTGATCAGGTTCCAGGTTGAGCCAATTGGGATCACACTGGCCATCCCATTGCCACCAGCCCTGCAGAACCCCGTCAGGTACTGATTGTAAGTAGCCGGCACACCTGTCATCGGCTGACTCATTCGAGTGCAGTTGAACACTGACAGGTTGTTCTCAAATGTGGTCGTGTTGACTACAGAGTCGTCACCACCCCACTTCCAGTTTGAGCCCATGTTGCCGATAGCCACCGAGTTGGTGATGATGATGTTCGCCGTTTCCACGTGTGGCCCGATGAACCCATCCTTGGTGTTGTAGTCGTCCACGCAATAGTTGCAGGTAAACGAGGCGAGTGGGGTGTTCTGGCCGCTCCAGGAGTCACCAAAGCCTGCAGAGTTAGTGTCATAACAGACTTGCGCGGGATAGATCGCCGTGATGGGATACTGCTCATAGCAACCGTTGAAGATCATCGTGACGTATTGTGCGTTGACAC